GGCTTCATCTCTGGTGCGGCCCTGCTTGATCAGCGTCTTGATCATGCCGTCAATGATGGTCTTGGCCTTGCGCTTCTTGGCCTCTGCGATTGGTTCTGCGACCTTGGTGCCAAAGCTGTGTATGATCTGCGGCTTATCGCCTTCACCAGGCCTGAACATCATGTGAGGCGTGAGACCCTGCGCAGTCATGTCATCGCGCCACTGGAAGATATCTACGTAAACGTTTCTAGCGTTCAGTGCTGTCTGGCCCCAGATCCTGTAGGTCTTGCGCAGCGCATCCAGCATGCCTTCCACTGAGAACGTGCCAGTTCTGGCATTGGTCTGGAACCTCACGAAGCCTGCTAGGAAAGCTTCTGCGATCCTCATGCCATGTTCGCGGCGCAGATGAGCTTCGTGTCCCTGGTCCTCAACATATTCAACCTTGCGATTGGGTGTTATCCATCCACCGTACTCGTTCATATCCAACCAGGCTTCGTCTAGGCTTTCTGTGGTCTTTTGTGTGTAGCTGGGTTGTGTCTTGGCGCCGGTGGCTTTGACTGCTGCTAACAACAGCTTGTTGCCTGCTGCCTCAGCATTGTCCAGCGCTTCTTGCCTGCTTTGCGCCTTGATACCAGCATCCTTGAACAACCGAGGATCGCGCACATCTGACGTAGGATTTGCCAAAGGCTTGCCGTCCACATGGTATTCTGGCTCTTGATAGTGTTGCAGCATCCATTGGTTCACAGCTGCTCTGTCACGCAGGAACTGCAGCTTGGGGTGGTTTGGTATGGCACTCTTCAGCAGCTTGTAAAACGCTGCTTGGCGTTCAGGATGCGCATCCATGTGCTGCACCAACAGCCAAGCTGCGAAAGGAGCAGCTGGGTAATCACCGTTGCCTTTGTCGCCAAGATCGGAGAATATCTGTGCCTTGTTGGCATCGATGAAACGCCACACACCCTCTTGCCATGGTGCTCGCTGTGTGGCATCAGCATAGGCCTGATCCTCGCTCATCAGCTTGTTCAACCTGTCTCTGAGTGCTGCGGTGGTCATGCCGGCGGCTTCTTCTAACCCAGCTTGCTTTAGTTGATCATAGTAGTAGAGGTTCTCGCCCAGATGGTCCAGCGCTATCTCGCGAGCCACAGCACGGTCGGTGGTGTGCTCCAGCTCGACCTTGATGCCTTTTTTCAGCTGGCGCTTGATCTCTGCCACACCCACGGTGTACTGCTTGGCCAACACTGCTTCTGTGGGTGTGTGGCTGCCTGGCAACACACTCTCATGCAGGATCCAAGTGTCTGGTATCTCACCATATTGGTCAACCCAGAGATCATGCATCTTCTGACCGCTTATACCGTGGGCTTTAGCAATGCTGGTCATGAGCCCATTGATGATGTCGTACACAGTATCCTTGTCACCGGCCTTGCTCTTGATCAAGCGCTTGCGTGCCAGCAGTGCTGCTTTTAGCTCTGGCACTGCTTGTGCATCCTGGCTGTGATCCATGTTTTCAAATGTCTTCTTGTTCTGCACGGCGCGATACTGTGCCATGCGGGCCATCTTCTCGCGCTGCTCTGGTGTCTTGCCTGCGAACTTGGGATGTGTGCTGGCCTTGAACACTGCTACCCACTTTTCCACGGGATCCTTATGGGTCAAACCTTCTTGTAAGTCATCGCGCATCTTGCGAAATTCAGGAGACCTAGCTTTCTTGAACAGCGTCCTGTTGGTGGTTTTCAAGACATATTTTATGGATCCGTCTGGACGCTCTTGCTTGAGCACGCCTATGGCAAATTCGCTGGGTTCTGGTTCTCTTATGGTAGCCACACTGTCAACATCCATGTTTTCCAGTTCCTGCTTGTGATCACGAAGCAGAACAACGATCATCTTTCCTACTTCATTGGCATCCATCTCATACTGCCATATTCTTTCTCTGAGATGCTTGCTGGCCCACACTTCTCCATCCAATGGCATGTTTTTTAGTTTCACAGGAGGTAGATAGAGATTGGGCGGTAGTGGTTTAGGATTCCTGAGTATTTCATCTAGCTGCTCAGATTGGGGTTTCCATATCAGCGCAGGTAAACCATGTGTAAAGCCCAGCTTCTTGTAGATAGCAGATAGCGTGCGCGGTGGTATCTTGCCCTGTCCCCATGGTGTCAGCGTCAGCTTCACTCCAGCAGCTTGTGCAAGTTCTTGTAGCTTTAATATGGTTTTGCGACCTATGCCTTCTCTTTGTGGATAGGCACTGATCCATGCTATCTCTGCCATATCAGGATCTCGGAGATCAGGCTTGAGCTCAACCAATGCCAATTGCTCTGGTCCATATAGGAACGCTATCTGGTCAGCATTCAATGGATTCTTTGGTAAAGCAGCGTAGACATCATCCACGAACTTCTTTGCTCGGCCATCAGGGCGCTTGCCCAGTTTTATTGCTTCTGTGGTTACATCATCTATGCGCATGGTGATATTTATTGATAGTATGGTATGTGTTCTAACCTAAAGCCGTTAGAACCAGTACCGGTGAGCTGATGATATATCACGTCAGCTACATGCATGTTCATGCTGACGTTCATGTGGTTTATGTCCTGATCGTCGTAGTGTAAATCAAACTTATTGCAACGACGCAACCACGACATCAGAGGTTCGTTGAGACAGGGTCCACTCTTTAATTCAATATCAACTGTTTCAAAATTATACATATGCACCGTGCGGATGCCGCGAGTGCACAGCAGTTCATCCATGTCCTTTATAATCAAGCGGTGGGATATAACATGAAATTCAGAATCACAGATGTGCGCATAGTATCCCAGTGCAGCCGTCCATACTTCTGGATCGTCATAGTCTTTTGATCTGGAAATGGCTTCTTTTCTATTGGATGTATAATATTCTGCATTAACCAAATTTATAGGCCAGTACAGGCGATTAGGCAATCTAAATGCATCTGTGTGGCAACAGCAGACGTAGTCAACGCTGTTTATGGTAGCCTGCAGTAGCCGCCATGCATCCAAGATGCACCCACCTGCTTTTCCGAGGCAGGCTATCTCTGCACCTAACCTCTGCGCTACTATGGTTGTCCAACTATCTGGTCCATAGTTGGCGCAAAAACTGTCGCCGATAAATGCTATTTTCATGATTTTTTAGCCAATATATGGTATCACGTCTAACGAAAAACTGCCACAGTGTTGCTGCATGATCTGTTCGTACACTTTTTCTGCCACATGCTGATTCATGCCATAGCTCATGTGATTGTAATCATTGTCCATGTCTAGGTTTTGTTTACCGCAGCTGATTAACCAGCTGTTCAAACTGATGTTAAGAGTACTCGAATTAGAAAACTGCAGGAATGGTTCATCGAAACAAAACATGTGCACAGAATATTTGCTGCGTTCAGCAGCTATCTGTCCCATGTCTTGTATGATCAATCGCTGTGTGAGAGCATGGTAACCGTCGGCATATATGTGCTGATAGTAGAGATCAGCTGCCTGCCAGACTCGAACGTCAGTGAAAGTCCTGAGGCTATGGCTGGGTTTGGTATTGCCTTCCCTGAAATATGTAACTGAGGCTGCATTGATAGGCCAATCATGCTGGTTTGGTAGCCTGTGCCGGTCAGTGTGACAGAAGCACACAACGTCTGCAGCATCTATATTTTTGATCAGCTGCTTGTGTGCATCCCAGATGTTGCTGCCTGATCGGCCCAAGCTGATGATCTCAGCATCCAAACGGTTACACAATATTGATGTCCAACTCTCTGGTTCATCATAGGCACAAAAACTATCGCCTATAAATGCTACCTTCATGGTCGATCTCCTTAATAACGGTATTTAATGATACTATCATGGTTGTTGATCAGGCAAATTTACCATATAAATAGATCCTCGGAGCGCAAGGGTCACAACCCCCATGCACGGTAGCACAGGGGTTGAACATGAACAAGCTAGAATCTCACATCCGCGCTCACACCTTTGACGTGCCCACGCTGGTCATAGACATCGACAAGGTAGAGAGCAATTATGTACAGCTCAAATCGGGCATGCCCACAGCCCACATACACTATGCTGTGAAAGCCAATCCTCATCCTGCCATACTGGCTCGCTTGGTCCAGCTTGGCTGCAGGTTTGATGCTGCCAGTACACAAGAGATTGAAATGTGCTTTGCTGCCGGAGCTAAACACACAGACATCAGCTATGGCAACACCATCAAGCGAGCTCAGGACATAGCCTGGGCGCATGCGCAGGGTATCACGCTGTTCAGCGCCGATAGTGAGGAAGAGCTACACAAGCTGAGCCAGCATGCTCCAGGCTGTGCTGTGTTCATACGCTTGTTGGTCAGCAGCGCAGAAGCTGAATGGCCATTATCACGCAAGTTTGGCTGCAGCACCAGTTATGCCATCCCACTGTTGGATCACGCACGCGATCTTGGACTGGACCCAGTGGGTATCAGCTTCCACGTGGGCAGCCAGACCAAACATCCCTACATGTGGTATGACTGCTTGGATACTGTAGCGGCCATATGGCATGATGCCCGTGCTGAAGGTCACAAGCTGTGGTTGTTGAACATTGGTGGTGGTTTCCCAGCCTACTACGGCGTGGACATCACAGATAACAAAACCTATGGTGCGACCCTAATGGACCAAGTAGCGCAGAGGTTTGAAGGTGCAGAATACATCATGGCTGAGCCAGGCAGAGGCATGACTGGATCAGCTGGGGCCATCGCTGCTGAATGCGTGTTGGTATCGCGCAAGACGCCTGGTGATCCTGTGCGTTGGGTATACCTCAACGTGGGCAGATTCAGCGGTCTAGCAGAAGCAGAAGGCGAGAGCATCAAGTATCAGTTCACGGTGCTGGACAAGGAATCTGAGGCAACGTCTCCCTGCATAGTGGCAGGACCAACCTGTGACAGCGCCGATGTGCTGTATGAGCGCAACAAGGTAGAGTTCCCTGTGAGCCTGACCTCAGGTGACAGGGTGATAATACATACCTGTGGTGCCTATACCAGCACCTACAGCACCATTGCCTTCAACGGGTTCCCGCCCCTACAGGTCGTAGCTATCTAAGAGGTCCTTAGCCAACAGCTGGTGCACTTCTCTGCGCCAGTGTAGATCTGGGCAGTAGGGTTTGTCTACATCATGTGCCAGATCCCCCATGCTGCGTGGATGCCATAACTGTCCACAGACTTGCTTGTACATATCGGCTATGGCTGAACTGCCCACATCACTGCGCAGCCTGTTCAAGATCCTGTGCTGTTCCAGCACTGCATTCATGTCAGGCATGCCGGCATTGATCAATATCACTCGCACTTTGAGATTTTTCAATGTCGAACACAGGCCCATCACGCTGATCATCCATCGCGTGAGCAGGCTTTCGTCGTCTTCATTGTTCACGAACCATTCGTGCACTCTAGGATCCATGCTATTGTCATTGCCCAGCTGGAAGCTGTCCCAGACGCGGTTTTCGATATCGTAGCGCTGCAGCCGCACATGTGTGGGAGGCTGTATCATCACCGTGACGTCAGCAGGTGCATAGGTCTTGAGCAGATTGAACACATCTGTGCAGGTCTGGCGTGCTACCCATTCCATGCTCTGACCTATGACTGCACTGTTCTTTACCATCGCAGTGCCCAGAGAGTACAGTTCTTCAGGCCAGGCATTGAGCCTTTCCAGATGCTGCCATTCCTTGTAGCCTACTGGATCACCTGCACGCAGCTTGCGTTCTCTAAATTCTCGCCACCGTCGCATGACCTTGGGATCTCTGAGATCTGTTTCATCCAAGCCCCAGAATCCAGGATGTTGGTCAGACCATAGTGCGTGATCGACCAGCTCTCCGCCGGCTGTGTGGCTGTCTCCGCAGGTATAGATGATTTTCATGCCCACATCAACAATATCTAACCCAAAGATAAAAGAATACCAAGAAATAGTACACTATACATGACATTATCCAGTACCCAAATAATGCGCCAGCTGAGACGGGGCTAAAGAAACCCACGACTAAGCAAATCATTAGCACAAACAAGTGTATGTTCACTATGCGGCTCATGCCTATAGGAGCAGCCAAAAACGCTAGGATTATGATTCCCCAAACCATGTGATTACCTCCATTACGCTAACATAGCACAGGAAGTTTAGTCTGTCACTGGTTTTAATGCAAACAGCTCTGGATTTTCTTCGTCAAAACGGCGCATGATCTGCCCAGCCAATGCGTTGGCTTCGTTCTCTATGGGGCTGCCGGTCTTGCCACTATCTGGGCCGATCTTGTGCTCAACGTCCTGCTTGTAGTGCACCAGCTCGTGTGCCAGCGTGCGCATGATGTCTATGGGATGGCGATTGCGCATGATGATCTTGATAGCCTTGTCATCATTGGTGAAGCGACCAAAGCTGGGGCTGTCTGGAGCTATCTTGTCATCCCAGCTCCAGTTGATCTTGGGCAGCTTGTCCAGCCCAATCTCTTCCTTGGCGATGACCAGGAACTTGCGCATGGCATCCAGCAGCTGCTCTTGGCTGATGCCCTGGTCTTCTGTGACAGTGATTGATTCACTGAGATTGTTCTGAGGATCTATGCTCTTGCCTATGGTGTCTAGCTCTGGCCAATCAACTCCATTCTTGCGCAGCAACAGATATCGCAGGGATGCATTTTCCATGCGATCCAGTTTGATAGCTGTGAGCAGTCCTTTGATCTGTGCGTCTTTGCTCAGTCTATTGCTCTTTTTGCGCGGATCTTGGTTGTACAGTATCAACGGGTCGGATTGATCCACGGGATTGCGTTCTGCACTAAGCGCACGCAACGAACCCCACCATGCGCGATTGGCTTGGCCATCTTCCAAATACTGGTTCAACGATTCAAGAGCTGTGTCGATGTCATCTTCACTGAAATGATCATAGAACGCCTGTATCTCATCTGAGTCAAAGTCGTGATCGTTGAGCACATCGCTCAGCAACCCCCAATAGCCGTTGGCTGCTTCGGCCAGCGTGTCTTGTGGACCGCCCGGTTGGTGATAGGTCTTGGCAAAGATGTCTGCTTTCACAGCACCGTAATCATTGGGCCCGTGGCGCACGATGTAATCAGCACCGGTTGTATAAGCTAGATCGCCCCAGCTGGTGTGCAGCACGCCGTCGTGGTCCGCTACCTTGGCCAGCTTTTCTACACGCTTGGGAGTGGCGGTGCCATTGCCGTTGTCATCATACAGCGACTTGAACTTCTCGGGAGTGATTGGATAGCGTTCGCCCTTGGGACCGGTCATGATGTAGTGACCAGCTGCATGCTTCATTGGACCTTCCAGCGTGTCCACAGTGCCTGCTGCGTCTGCTATTTCATACTTCACAGGCATGGGATTCTTCCAAGTCTTGAAAGCGCCACTCTTGAACCAATCGTCATTGATCCTAGTAGTTTCTTCTACCAAACCACGCAGTCTTGCCATGAATTCTGGTTCGTGGGTCATCGTCGCGCTGCCCAAATATTATCAACAAGATTTGGATATTTGCGTCCAGCACGCTTGGCACGTGCCTTGGCAACCGCCTTGTCTTTGTCACTGAGATGCTTGTGTTTTTTCACGGGATTTGGCTTGTCCCAGACATTAACCTCTTCTACGCTAGCCTTTGATGGCTGCAGCGAGAACTTTGGTTTCTTGGCCAACTGTCTGCCCAGTTTAAGTAGATCAGTTGCCGCAGCACGGGCATTCATGTATTCATTGGTATTACCCTGTTCAGCATGTATCTGGTTAGCTGTACGCACCGCATTGTTATAATCCTGCGCTAGCTTGCGTTTTTGTTGCAGCAATTCAATATCTGGAATAACCTCTGGTCGGGAGTCGTTGCGTGGTGCGATGGTGAATTGATTATAATTTACTTGCACTATCTTTACATTTGGATCACGCTGAACAAATGGTATCATCTGCAAGAGATTATCACTGACGAACGGGCGTGTGCGACCTGCATATGCACTGTTGTAACCATAGAGAGGTCCAATGCGATGCCCGTGAAGCACAGCCAAACCGCCTCTGATTCTTTTAAGGGCTTTTTGCAGCAGTTGGTATGCATATTTGACATCTATGCCAAGGTCCTTGGCAATATCTGCTAGTTTGTTACCGTCAGCCCAGCGCATGATCAATTCACGTTGCCTAGGAGGTAATAAATTCTGCTGTTGCCTTACCAACTTGAGCAGCTCTGCGCGATCGCGATCTTCTTCTGGATCAACCGCGATGTCCTGTGCTGTCAGACCCTCGTTCATGTCATCCAGGTGCACTGGATCGTCATCATAGGTGAACTGATCGCCAGTCTTGCCAGGACCGTTGGTGTCGCCTTCTGGATCCAGCGGATTCTCCAGATACGTGGGTTGATCCTCGTCGATCTTGGCACCCAGCTTGTCGTCAAACATACCGCGTATATCGCGATTGGGTTTGCCGTATAGATTGGTAATGATCTGGTCTCGTGTGCTAGGGTCGGCTGATCTATAAGCCTTGCGTATCTCAGTAGCACTAGTCGCAGGTTCCCCCAGCACTTCAAACTCTTCTGTGGGGGCAGCTATGATGTAGCCATGCTGATCCAGAGTCTTTGCTTGATCCATGCCAGGCCACTTCTGAAGATAGCTTAGGCTACCATCTTTTTTGCGGCCCATGCCGTCGCTGTCAAACTTGAAGCGAGGATCAGTGTCCATGTCCTTCTCGCCTACAGCAAACAATAACACCGTGTTGTTGGGTACAAACCTGTCGGTAATCTCAGTGGCACTGTAGGGATTCTTGACCAACTGTATCTTGTCTGCCGGAATGCCTGCTGCTCTGGCCATCCTCAGCTTATCTTCGAAATCAAAAGGGCTCTTGTCTGGATCAGTCTTGTTGCTGGTAGCTATGTAGACATTTGGACCGAATTCCTTGACAAGCTTGTCATACACAGCCTTGTGACCTCGGTGCAGAGGTTGGAAGCGTCCAGGATATACCACCACTATCTGTGGCAATCCGCGGGTGGGTGTCTGCTGATAGGATTTAGCCTTGTCATCTGCTGGTGATAGATTGTCCATGTTAGGACTCTTGGGCTGCACTATCTTGCCCTGCAGAGGATCATCGTTACCAGCTGCCTCCAGCATCTTGAACTTCATCACTGGGCTGATAGTGTTGACCCAGTCTGGTTCCTGGCTGGGACTGTCATTGATCTCGTCTATGGCGAAACCAGCTTCGGCTGCTGCCATCTTGATGGTCTCGATGTCTTGGGGCGTGTAACCTACCACGGCCAAGCTGTTTGACCAAGGCTGCAGCGCACGATAGGGCACATCACCGTTCTTGATAGCACGTATGCTGGCCATCAGCGTCATGAATCGATACTGCGGATAGTTGTTGCCGCTGTTGAGTTCTGGTACCACGATCACGGGTGGCAGCGTGGCTTCTATGTTGGGGCTCAGCTTCCTGCTGCCAAATGCTTCCAACAAGCGCCGGCTTTCCAGCATGGGCAGATGTGCCACTGGACTGACAGTGTTAACCCAGTCTGGTTCGCGACCTTCTGCGTCGTGTATCATATCCACGGTAAAGCCGCTCTGCTTGGCAGCCAGCTTGACCATCTCTAGCTCTTGAGGAGTGTAGGGAGTGAAGCTGTTCTTGTTGTTCCAAGGCAGCTGTTTGGCATAGGGGTGTTCACCTGCCTCCACGCTGAGAGCTGCTGCCACTGAGGTCATGAATCTGTAGTTGCCGTAGTAGTTGCTGAAATCCAGTTCAGGTATCACAGCTATGGGAGGCAAGGTATCCCTGGTGCTCCGGCGCAGCTGACCAATAGGGAAATCCTTGCTCTCGAATAGATCAGCGAGCTTCATGCGTCATGGCCTCACTGAGCTTGATCAGACCCTGAAGCTTGCGCTCGCGACCTTCTGGCATGTGGAACTTCATCACCGGACTGGTAGTGTAGGTGTCAGGAAGCTCGTGACTGCCGTGATAGGCCAGTTCGTCCGGCTTGATGCCCATGCGCTCTGCTGCAGCATGTATCATGTCGTGCTCTTCTTTGGTGTAGGCCACAGCGATGGGAATGTCGCGCAGTGCTATGTTGTCAACCACTTCATTCTTCTCAGGCATGCCGGCCATGGCCACCACGAAGCGATAGAAACCATAGCTGTTGTCCATGTCTGGAAAGCTGTGCGTGGCTGGCATGCTGTGCTGGAAGCTTGGTGGTAGGCCGCGCTTGATCTTGTTGTTGCCAGCAGGGACTTCTGGTCGGCTCCCAGCAGCAGCTTCAAACAGGTCTCCGTATAGATCAGTGATGCGCATGGCAATACTCCCTGGGTATTTATGGCATTATATCATGGAGTCGCCGGCACCGAGGCTGCGCTGGATGGCACTTAGCTCGGGCCAAGGACAACGGTTTTGCTTTAACCACTGGAATAGATCCTTGGTCTGCGCCCCGAATCTATGCTTGATGTTCACCAGAAGTTGGCGCATGACCCTGGCCTTGACTTCAGGATCTCTCCAGATTGCGGGATCTGCTCTGCGTATGAGATGGTGTATGTTGGGTTCCGCACGCAGTGCTATGATCTGCAGCTCTGCGCTGGGGTTCTTGATGTCGGCAATGCTCTCGGGATCCTGCCGGACCGATCGCAGCTGTTCCTCGGGGTCAGTGATCCAGCGTGCTTCTCTTACTATCTCTCTGATCAGCATGTCATTTGCCCTTGAGTATCTTGCCCACAGGCTTGCGAGTCCACATCTTACACGACCACCAACGAGCCTTGGTCCTCGGTCCCGGGTTATCGCAATGGTGGCGGGCCCTGAAGCTCTTGCGACGCTTGGGATCATCGCGCTTGATGCTGAGCCCTGTGGTGTCACCAAAACGCACCATCTTGATGTTGCCAGTCTTTGGATCTCTCACGTATACCTTGAACTTGCCACCGCTGCTGGTATTTGTGCGCATGGGTTTGCCAAGCTTGATCTCGCGACCATGGTATTTTGCTTCTGACATGCCTATGGTTGGAGTTGTCACTGCTGGCGGTACCATGCTGGGATCCTTGGGTGTAGCACCCAGAGTGAATCCGGGTTCATGCAATCTCATCTTGTTAGCTCCTGTGAATCTGCTGCGAGCTATCAGCGAGAACACCTTGTTACCATCAGCATCATCGTGGACATACTCCAATGCATAGCGCATGTTTGGTATCAATCCCAGTTGCTTGACCTTGTTTGGACCAATACCGAAGCCATAGGTGTTGCTGTCTACACCCCAGTTCCTGTTGCGTATCATGCGGAATCCCAGATCCTCCATCTCTGCGCCAAAAGCTTTGAAATATTCCTTGCTGGCCATCACCAACTGTGGCTCACCTCCTGGTCCCAGGTCTAGCTTGAAGTAATTGCCCTGTCGTGGATCCATGTATTGCCTGGTGAAATCGATGTTGAAATCCACAGCAAAGCTCTTGTAATCGCTGGGATCAGTGCTGGCTCTGCTGAGATCAAACATCTGGTCCTGCACTGCATCTATGGCACCATGTTGTGTCATGGCATAGGCAATGATCGGATCTTTTTTGCGATCCTTGGTGCTGACCGCTCTGGCAATGTACTTGGGAGCCATGCCAGTTTGTGGACTGACCACTGGTTCGTCACTCACAGATATCATCCAGTTACCATGCTTGATGGTTTGCCACGTGGGCATTGCCTCGCCCAGCATGACTTCCTTGACTGCTGCCTTGGGCCCATCCAAGTAGCTGTCCTTGAGCATGCTCAGTGTGTTGGTATCATTGGCTTCAATGTAGGCATCCAAGTTGGCCAGATACTTGGCAGCGCTCTTGTCGCCATGCTGTGCTGCCACAGTCAATGCCTGGCCCAGAGGTGTCTTGCTGGGTGCGTTCATGCTGTCCAGCGTGGCATTGATGCCGTAAGCGCCCAGTCCCAGCAATGCCAGTACCTTCAGCGTGTCCATGAGCCCTTCATCCAGCTCTGGCTGTGGCTCTTGCTTGGGTATCTTGGTGGTGTTGATGGCACGTATCTCATAGTCTTGGTGATCAGGCAGCTTGGCTAATTCTTTGCGTGCGGCTGCCATGGTGTGACTGCCTGGCTTGCCTGGTATGGTATTGAGCCCAGCATTCTTGCGCACGATGTAATACTTGGTCTGTGGTGAGTATGGGTCGCTGGTGTCTTCGCTGGTAGGCGCTGCGTAATCCAGATTTCCAGCTACTGAGCCAGTGAGACTAGCAGTTACGCCTGAGATTGTTGCACCTATGTTTATTGGCACTTGACCTGTGCTTATCTCGTCAATCTCACCGTGCAGCTCTATGCCTATCATGTCAGGTCCGATTGCCACCTTATCTACTGGTATGCCTGCTGCATGCAGTGCTTGTTCTATCTCCAGCTCCTCGTTGCCCTTGAGGCCGCGTGTGACTGCACCATGTATCACTATGCCTTTGTCTGTGTGGAAGCTGGTGATGTCTGCGGCATTCTTGCCTGTGTACAGCTTGCGTCCCAGCACACGAGTGATGATAGGCCACAGTGCCTCATGCGCATCAGCTTCATCCAGCATCTGCTCATTTACCAGAGGTTCAATCTTCTGCCAGTAATGATCTGCTGGCATTCCAGCTTTCTTTGCCAGTTCCTGTGCGTATTGCTTGAGCGGAGTGCCTTTGCGGCGCGCATCCATGTAGATCTTGGTCAGCACACGATCCTTGCTGCCCAGAGTCTTGCGTATAACATGTTCCTGTTCTTCTAGTCCCGGATCCATCTCTGCTAGCTTAGCAGTAACAGCATCTTCCCAGGCACGCTGATCATCAAGTCCCAGTTCATCACCGAGATTCACATGCTGTTGGCGCCATAGCTTGCCCCACTTGCGAGCGCTTTCTTTGTCTTGGCTACGCTTCTTGAACATAGCTGCCCAACCTTCCGGTGTGTCATGGTCAAGATCGTCTATCATGCTGTTCCAATTCATAGCCACTGGACTGACCTTGCTACTGCTCTGTATCTTGAGATGTTCATGATCTGGTGCTTCTTCCAGCCACTGGTATGCTGTCTCGTCTAGAGCCAGCACCATGCTGTTGCCTCTGAGCTCTGCGATAGGAGCGTGTATGGCGCGACCGTCGGCCAGTTCCATGATCACGTAATCACCGATAGCGGGTGTATCACTACCAGCAATCTCTGACTCGGTCATGCCTGCCAGTGGTAGCGCACCAGTCTGTACCTTGGCCTTGGTTAATTTAGCAGCCTGAGCTGCATCTCTATCGCTGGGCAGCACCGGAGTGGTTTCTTTGGCACCTGCAGCTGCCTGCTGTGCTGCTGCAGTCTTGCCTGCAGCATTGCCTGCGATGTTCTGCTGTGCATTGTATGCAGCACCAGCTGTGGTGTTAGCCTGCCCTCCGGGAGTACCTGTGGTAGTAGCCATCTTGCCAGCCTGCGGTGCATTACCAACCTGTGCAGGATTACCACTCTGAGGTGCCTGTGCGGGATTGGCATTGGCCACACTGGTTTCTGGATGCAACGGATCGTCCTTGGCATCCTCGTCCATGCCGCGCTTGCGATTTAGCAATTCAAGCTCGCGCTGTAGATTCTTGGCGCCGGGCTGCGTGCGCTGTGCCTTGAGTATGCGCCATAGATGCTTGCCTAGCATGCCCTTGAAAATGTCTTTCTGCGCTTGGTCTAGCTGATCATAGCTCTTGTCTGTGTGAGCATCAAGATCATTTGCTGACAATTCGCTGCGCTTGCCTGGATGCCTGCGAGTAACGTCCCACATCTTGGCCACATCTAGCTGGCTCTGCCAATCATTGGTGCTTTCCAGTGTGCTGAATACTTCATCTATCTTCATGGCAGTGCTGTCCTATCGCGCGATGGTTGCGATATTTAGCGGGACTGTGCTACCTGTTGCTGCTCAAAAAGCGGTATGCTAGCTAGGTTCTTGCACTTGCTTTCGCACATGATGTCAAATTGATCGAGGAAGCTCAACGCCCATGAATTCACAGCTGTGTTCCAGTAGTAGTCGCTGTGTGCACGCAGCTTACCCTTCTTGTAACCCCGTGCGATCAGTGCAGCCATGTCAGGCATCACTGTGGGGCTATGATCTGCGAGACAGTCCTCTCTACTGACTGAATAATGCAGTACAGGACGGCGGTCTCGCCAGCTATCGCGCACACGAGCCACGCGATCATCGCTAGGTGAGATATACTCCCCCTCGCGTACCCAATGGTGATGGATATCAAGCACGACGGGAATGATATCAGCAAGAGCAAGGCAATCATCTAGGCCCCAGGCATTTTCTTCGTTCTCGATGGTGATGGTATTGCGGGCCTCGGGTGAGAGCCGAGCGTAGGCAGCGCGAATACCGGAGGGACCTTGTCGACCGGCGATGTGGACGTTGATCTTAAAGTCCTGGAAGGTCTTACCATATCCCATCCAGCGGGCGATATCCGCATGATACTCAAACTCCTCTATCGAACGATCCACGACATCAGGTCGATCGCTGGCAAGCACAGTGAACTGACCAGGATGCATGCTAAGCCGAACATCAAGATCCCGGGCCAACTGGCCGATGCTGTAGAACTCCCGCTCGCATAGCGCACGTATGCTGCTATCAAGCCAATAATAACCCCAAGTAGGCTCAGTGTAAACAGGCAGCAGGTCACTGCCAATGCGAACCATACGGAGACCGTGATCAAGACTACCAACACGTTGTACCAACTTTCTCAGAGCACTGATGTTATGTAGCATTATATCATGCAAACGCTGTTCTGCTATATCTTTGCTTTGCCTGTTTAGCCAGGCCACGGTGGTACTGCGGCAGTTGAGATCGGCTGCAGCTTCTGGACCCTTGTCAGTGACATCAGTCCATTTACAGGCAAATCCAATACGTTTAATCACTGATCACCTGCGTGTTGTCGGCACTGAACCAATTCAGCGCTTCATGTATTGTATACGAACTGGTGAGCTCTGTCATCAGTTCTCTGTTGTCTCGGGTCATCCACTTGACCAGATAGCCGTGATAGTCCTCTTGGCTGCGATTGTCTATGTACTGGTCCCAGTTAGCCGTGCCAAACGCACCTAACCTATAGGCACGCAGGAATTCTGCATAGGCCATGTATTTCATCCTGGGACTAGGCCACATCATGCCCCACTGTGCACTAGCCACTATCAGTGCGCTCTCACGCACCATGCCCACTCCGTTCCAGTAGACTATGGTGCTGTGGCTGCGCGGATGATAGGCCACTGCTGGTGTTGTGCTGAGCTTGCTCCACGTTATCAACGCATCATGCGTAGTCATCTTCAGTGGCCTTCCAGTTGAGGTCGGGTGCAGCATTGACCATGGCTATCTCAGCATCACTGGGTTGATACCCATATACCCAGTACTTGACCAGTCGCTTGGCCGAACCTGGGCTAAGCTTGTGGAAGCGCAGGCGACGCTCAGCCACGTCTCTGGCAAAGTGTTCTCCAGTCCATACTCGCTTGCCGTCTGTTGCGATCTGGCACACGGTGATGTCAAAGTCGTCCAACACTGCCTGCGCTGTCTCGTAGAACGCTCGCTTGATCAGCTGTACCTTGTAGTGCCGGCCGGTGTCAGTCTTGCTGACCTGCCTGACCAGAGTGTAGGTAGTGGCGTTAGCCGTGGTGTGCCGCTCGCTCACAGCCCACCGTTGATTGGGCGTCCATATCCAGCTCTTGTGATTTTCCTCATAGTGCTTGTTGAGAGTGTTGTTGAGCTTGTCGTACACTTTCTCGCCGCGGAAGAACAGATCAATGTCACTGTCACAGGGCCGGCCCAGATACCAGTTTAGAGGTGTGCCTCCACCTATCCAACAGTGATCTGGGTAGTGAACCAGTCCCTGCAGGTAGTCCACGATGCTGCGATCGTCTGCGTGTACCACGTTCATAGATAGTGCTCCACCACACGTTCAGCCACCAAGTAGTAGCTCCAGAACGGTATGATCACAGCAAAGAACGTGCTCCAGAATCCCTTGGCAAGCACGATTCCTGCGATCCAAACGAACAGCAAGATCAGATTGGCTAATTTGTTCATGTGTATATCCTAGCATGTTATAACAATCTGTCAACCACTTATGGCAAGGGCTCTTCCACTCGCACTATCCAGTCTGCCCATTCGTCCCAGACTGTGTGCGCGTCCTCGGCATTGTCCACGTAGATCACCACAAAGTCGTTATAGCTGTTTTCGCTGGCAAACCTTACCACCACATCTCCGCCCAGTGCACGCTCAAACCAACGGCGCATGGCTATCATGTTTGACCGCGTGAAGTCTGGATGCTTGGTATCAAACCAGTACGCCCAGGGCCAGAAGCTGTTGGGCCATGGTGGATCGCGTTGGTCAAACCTTATGAGGTCCTCGGGCATGATCCACAATGCAATGTCGGCATCTAAACTGTCTAGATCGATCCAGCGTGCCACGATCTCACTCCATCAGCTCAGATAATTGCGGGTAAACATCTGCTAACCTAACCGACCTCAGCTCATCTAGCACAGCAGTTTGATGCTTTAATTTGCTGCGCCACGAGATGAAATCCATGGTAGCAGACTGTGCCAGATGGCTGATAATTGTGGCATATGCACGTTCAAACTTGGGGGTCAGCTGCATGCTGCTGCGGTAATCCAAGATGAGACTTTGTTTGAAGCTGTCAGGGAGATTGCGAGCATCATGTATGCTGGGACCGGTAACCAAGCTCACAGATATATCATTGCCGAACTGCGACCACCATGATTGGAACTGATCAAATCCCGCTGCATTGAAAACGCTGTATGTAAAGTTAGCACCCTGTACAAGCGTGGGTATTTCTTTCCTAAGCCGGGCTAGGTCACTTACGTTTGCTGAGATATCAATCCATTTGCTATCAGACCGCACATACTCATTCATGTCACCGTATCCGTCGATGCTGCAATCGATACGAGATAGTTTAACCTTGCGCAGTATATCTACCAGTCTGCTGCTCAAAGGCACGGTCATGTTGCTGGTGAAATGCAAACTTAGCTCAGTTAATCTATCAGCAGCAGCTATCTTGTCTAACTGATCTGCAATATCTTCCTGATGCAACAGAGGTTCGCCACCTAAGAACGCTAACCGTTTCACGGTCTGGGCTTGGCTGTCAGTCAGTTGCCAGCCTGCGTGTATTAGCCCCACTGGCTGTTCACCCAGACGCACTGCGTCTGATATCCATTTAGTCGATCGCTGTTGATCACAGCTTCTGCAGCGTAGGTTACAGAGATTGCTGAGATCAACTTCTTGGCTCAGCAACACAGGATCCGAGTTAAGATCTAACTTCAGCTGACGGGCCAACTCAAATCCTTGGTCACGTGTGCTGTTACCGCTAAAACCAAATTGGTCGTAATACACGCAACTGGAGCAATTATCGGGCACGCGATGTTGAGAGAAATCCTGGCGCAGAGACTGCATGAACTGGCTATTAAAGAACTCCAGGTGATGCTGTGCTGTTGAAATACTGGGATCAACTGCCCAGCTACAACAGGGTACTGCACTGCCATTGGTGTTAACCTTTTGGTGAAACCACGGCCAGATGCAGAATGGAGTATCTGTCATGCTTTATTTACTGCCATGTCAATCGCTTAGCAATCTGACCAGTGCCTGCTCGGTTGGCACTCGGATGCAGTGTTTGCTGCTGATGTTGGTGTCTTTGACCACGCTTGTACCGCGGCCCCACACCTTCACGGGTGCATGTGATACTGTGACGAATTTGTCAGTGAATTTCACTATCCTACCCAGGATCAATCGGTGGCTGCTGGAACCAGGGCTGCGCAGCACCACGTAGTCATCCACTGCCAGCTCGTTGTCAAAGAAATCACACTTCATGCTGCCTCCGTGACCTTGTCATCTCTGAACTGCATAAACACTGGAAAGCGTAGGCTCCAAGTGTTGCCATCCTGCGCCCGGGTCAACGCATCGCCCTTGATCTCCACAGTGCGACCTATCACGGTATCCTTGTTGTTCCAAATCTCATCTCTGAGCTCTTCTGTGTAGCCGCCTCCAACCATTACTTCAATGTGCTTGCCCTGATCCACACCGCGGCACAGCAGTCCCCCCAGCGTGTGTTTAAACTTGCTTTCAGGCTTGCCAGGTTCGATGCTAACAACTTCAAGATCCACGGTGATGAAGGGTTTGATCTTCATCCACGCATCTGTGCGCTTGGTGCGATAGGTTGCCAGCGGGTCCTTGATCATGATGCCCTCGTAACCTGCAGCCACGGTGTCGTTGTTGAACTCGCGGAACTGTGCCTGTCCTTCATCAGTGTCCAAGTTGACCATCATCTTGGGGATAACGTATACCCTGTCGCCGCATGCTGCTTGGATCATTGGCATCATGCCCACCAACACTTCGTGACGGTCAACCTGCTTGAGCAGGCTCTCGCCAGCACGGAAATCGCTCAGTGGGATGATGTCAAACAGTGCCAGCCTGGCATCCGAAGTGTCCACATCGTCCTTGCGGTTCAGCTGCTTCATCAGATCTTGGAAGCTGCGGCTGATCATCTCACCGTCCAGCACTATGCTCTGCTTGAGATCAGGGATCAGCTTGGCTAGATCACCGGTGATGTCACCAAACCTGTCATTGCGGCGACCATCACGCGAATACTGCGTCACGGTCTTGTTGTCCACGTCAATGATGGTGATGATCCTAACACCGTCCAGCTTGACATCCAGGTATTTGTAGCCAACCATCTTCCGGGGATGGTCATCACCGTTTTTGGCCAGCTGGCAGCTAAACACAGCAATCTGATAGTCTAGCGCTGCACCGCCAATGTCAGCCAGCACCTTGTTGATAGTAGCATCAGTGATGCCACACTTGAGATCTTTCAGCAGGATTCGGCGATACCAACCGTTCCAATCTGCTGCGCTGGCAGTGTCACTGGCAGCAGTGATAACATCGCGAGCATAGTTTCCTGTGATCTCTCGGCGCTGCAGTTTGAGCAGCATGTCACGGAACTTGTCCCAGGTTAGCGTGGCTTTAAAACCTTCTGGATCGTTTGCATCTTCGAACAGAGGCGCCTTGTTAATATTGAAAACAACCATGGCATCATAGGCCAGCTTTGCACCCTCAAAGAACTCGGTACAGCCTGCGGCCCAAGCATCACGTAGGATCCGTTCCTTATCCAAACGACCCGAGTTTGCTTCTAGCTGTGCGACCACTTCATTGGGCTTCATGCTGATCTCCTAATGTTTTCTCACATACAGTAGCACAAATAGCAGGGCTGTCAACCAGTAAATTCAGCCAATATCCTGCTGAAATCGCTGATAAATTTTTGCGAAATTAGAAGAGATCCACGATCTCCCAGGGCAGTCCGGCCTTGCCAAAATGTCCATAGTTGGTTGTGCTGCTGTAGATCGGGCGGAACAGATTGAATCGGTTGATGATGCCCAGTGGTGTGAGATCAACATTGTCCTTGATCCATGCTGTGAGTGCACGGCTGTCACCATTGCTCTCCACATAGAAACTCATGGGCTGAGCCAGACCGATGGCATAGCTGATTTGCACGGTGGCCCAATCGGCACGCCCGCTGGCCACGATGTTCTTGGCGAGATAACGCATCATATATGCAGCAGACCTATCAACCTTGGTTGGGTCTTTGCCACTAAATGCACCGCCACCGTGCGGCGCACTACCGCCGTAGGTATCAACAATGATCTTGCGACCAGTCAGACCAGTATCGCCATCTGGACCACCAATAACAAAACGTCCAGTGGGATTGATATGGAATTCTGTGCCTGTGTCAACCAAACGATCAGGCAGCACACTGCGTATAAGTTGTTCTACTCGTGTACGAACGGTGTAAATGTCTGTGCCTTCACTGTGTTGGGTAGAGCAAACTACCTTGTCAATACGAAATGGTTTGCTATCATCGTTGTACTCGACAGTGATCTGACTCTTGGCATCTGGTCCAAGCCAATCACTACCACTCTTGCGATGTTCCGTCAGTTTTTTGACAACTTCGTGACTGTAATGGATAGCACTGGGCATGAAATTATCTGTCTCATTGGTAGCATAACCAAACATCAAGCCTTGATCGCCAGCGCCAAACGTATCGGTACCTAGCGCAATGTCAGCACTTTGTCCATGCATTAGATTGAGGATTTCCACTGTGCGCCAACTAAAACCACTTTGTTCGTAGCCAATATCACGAATGGTATTGATCACAGTTGCCTCAACCACATGGCGGTCAAGTTCACCTTTATATTCACCTGCAACAACTACCTTATTGGTAGTGACAAGTGTCTCGCAAGCACAGCGATAGGATTTATCTTGCGGTGCCATCATCAAATCCAGAACCGCATCACTGATTGCATCTGCTACCTTGTCTGGATGACCTTCTGATACGGATTCGCTGGTGAATAGATAGGACATGCTGTATAGCTCCTGTTGTGTGTCACAAGTATTATGTGACATGCCAACTAAAGCAATTACCATGTAAAACTTTGCAAGAATTCTTTATTCATGGATGGCACCACGAGTAAATTTACAAAAATATGCTGTTGAAATAATTGATTTTTTATGGCTTGATCACGTACCATATATTGGCTCGCAGGAATAATGTGACACCCAGCTGCTCTGCCAATCTATCTGCTTCGCCCTTAACATCTATCCAGGTATTGCTGGTGTAGTCATGTCCTGCGATGATGCCTCCGCTCTTGACTTTGGGCACCCAGAATGCTAGATTATCTCTGAGCTGTGGATTTTCATGTGCGCTGTCCTCAAAAATAAAGTCCACGGGTTCAGTCCACCAGCCCAGATCGTATGGGCTATCAAACGCCAGCAATCTTGCTGCCGGATAGGGTTTCAAAATCTGGCTCGCATAGTCAAAGGTGCGAGCATGTTCATCTATACCATGCTGCTGCCTTATCCAGCTCAGTGCCCATTCGCTGCAATCATCTCCGTATTTCCAACCATTGTCAATGCAGTACAATCGCTTGATTCTGGGAGCATTCTGCATGATGCTGAGTGCGCTGCCGCCCAGCCGCGAGCCGATCTCTACTGCTATAGCATTCGCTGGCAGCTGCTGTGCCAAGCTGATCAGAGCATCTTGATCGTTATCCCAGAGCATGCTGGGATATCGCGAGTTGCCAACTGGTTTTCTTTCATAGCTTATTGGTTCTGGCATGGGAGGAACACCGCTGACGCAGTGCTGCAGATCTAGCCTGCCTTCCAGCACGTCCACAGCCACAGCATACGGGATCTCTAGCTGCGAAATGCTGGGATCGTATGATGTATCTATGCGAGCAAATCCAACTTCTAACACAGTGCCATTGGTGTGCAAGGTAGCCCAGGCTGTTGATCCGCCTGGTAGCTGAGGTTGCACGGGTGCTGCTGCAGGCAGCGTGTTAATGGCCACACTGAGGCAGTGCTGCAGATCTATGTTGCCATTGCGCACAGCAAACGCTATATCGTCAGGTATCTCTACCTGTGTGATGTTCTTGCTTACTAGATGTTCTGTCTTGTTAAATCCAACTGCCAGCACAGTACCGTCAGTGAGCAATGTCACCCATGCCATGGTAATATCCCCTGTTTATCAATGTCGGCTGCAGTAGGGAACAGCACCGTGGTCACGAACTGCTCGGCTAATTCATCGCCCAGGAGGTTCTTTATTGCTCGCAGGGTGTGTTCATTCTTGCGCTGTTGCATGCAGTAATTATCCTGCGCTGCTACTATAGATTCCTGCTGTGGGCCACTGTCAAATCTCATCAATCCTTGCAGATAGCCAGCTAGGCATCTCACAGCAGCATCACCAATCTCTGGCAGCTGCTCTGGCGTGGGTCGACAGGCAACCCAGTGCTCGCTGAATATATCGCCCCACTCTGGACGATCTCTGTTAACCAAGCCAGCAATGGTGTTGAAAGGTACTGTGGGCTGCACCGTGGGGCTGAGGTCCCAGAACAACCCGGTTATCTTGCTTTCTCCCGCTATGGCATCGAATCCAAATATTGGACTGGGATCGTTGTATGCAGGAAAGACACAGCAGTGGACTACCATGAACCGATCACGGTTGAATATCTCTACATGCGCCATGCGGAACGTGGAATGCGACCAACGATGGTTAAGCCATCCGTAATCTTTGGTTGGAATGGGCACACATTGTTTTAATTCTGTTATGGTTGCACAGAAGCGCTGTGCAAGTTCATCCAAATAGGTTATACAGTTCATCGTATACCCGTATGGTCCATTCAAACGCTGTGTTGGCTTCTGCGGCACTGACATTGCCAAGGTTGGCTCTCACGTAGTCTATGCAGCCCTTGAGGTCATTGAACAGCAGATGCGTGTGCTGTCCAGGCAGTCGCCTGCCAATCAGCTGCCCGCCATGCATGTTGCCTAGATAGTGCACATAGATGTGAGCCCAGCGAGCATCATCATCCAGTGTCTCGAGGTAGCGTGTGTAGTACACTGTGCTCAGCGTGAGACCGTGTGTGGTGCCACCTAGCGCATCCAGATCAGCCTGTACCAAGCTGGCACGCAGCACTTCTGGTTTGGCGATCAAACCTGTGCGTTCCAGTTCAGTGTAGATTGGCAGCATGTTGTACAGCATGGCAGCATATTGTTCGATGCGCATGTCGCCGCCGATCATCATCTGTGACCAGCGAGTCTTTTCTGCAGCTTGGTGATTGTCTCTGACTGCTTCTCTGAGATCCATGATTACCTCCGTGTGATCTGGAGGTCCAATCCTTCCAGCACATTCATCAGTGTATGGAATCTTTCACGTTCTGTCACTCTGTATGATTCTGGGAGGTTCTCCCAGGGCTGCAGCATGGGATGCTTGCGGTTCTTGCCGTCCAGCTTGTGAGCAAAGCTCCAGCCCTCGTTGACCTTGGTAGCATGCCATGTGTTGTGGTACTGCTTGGCAGCTGCTTCTGCGATCTCAGCCAGCAAATCTGCCTGCTGTGTTTCAACTCTGCTCTCTGCCACAGCTCGCTGTGTCCAGTTGATCACAAAGTCGCCATCTGGGTAAGCATCGCTCCAACCCTGTGCTATGGCATCTGCTTCTGATTCTTCCAGATCGCGTCCCAGTGGCACTATGTAGTGATAACCAGTGCTGCCGTGCTCACACCATAGCTTGCTGTACATACTCTCACGTCCATTCATCAGCTGAGCTGCAGTTGTTATGCCAGGCGGGCCGTGATCGCGAACCGTGCGTGCCCAGAGTCCTGCTGTGCCCTTGGGCAAGCGTGCTGCGGTCTTGACTTCTATGCTGTGTTTGGCTGTGTGACGCATGTGATATTTATGGTCTGCGGTACCACATATTGGCAAGGTAAATATTTGTTCATATACTGTTCATATAAGGGAGGCAAGAATGCAGCATAAGATATCAGATCTCACACGCAAGATCAGTGTGATGTACGACCTCAGCCTCAGACTGCACAGGCTCAAGTACGACACGCCTGCGCATGCGCAGGATCACATATTGATCAATAATCTGGTGGCTGACATACAGGCTATAGCTGGTGACATCTATAATGATCGCAGTCCTTACCCGCGCCACATAGACGTTGATTTTGAAACGTCTGCAGTCTGAGTGCGCCTTGGTAATTTTGTTATGATTTTGTCATGGTTGAGCAATTAAATAGTCACATGAACGACAGTAATGCCAACGTAGCCGTGTCAAGTGTATCTGTGGACGTGGAACAGATGACAGCCGCTGACCAAACCAGGTTGATGTTGCTGTTGCTTGATGACCTGCTGTGATGGAGAATAAATATCGCCATGGGATTCGGATTTAGGATAGCACTGCTCAACCTCATACTGCTGCTGTGTAGCCTTGGTGCCTTCTATTGGTATTACAACGATGTACAAGCCAGGGTACAGGGACTGATGGATGAGAAAGCCAGGCTTACCGTACAGGTAGCCGAGCAGAAGCAGGCCATAGACACCCTGCAGGCACATGCAGCTGCACAAGCACAGCAGGTAACTGAACTACAGCAAGGTCTCAACGAAGCCACGCAGGCACGCAGGGATCTGGAGAACAAGTTCAACAACCGCGACATTGCACAGTGGGGTAGACAGGATGCCCAGCAGCTGGAAGATCACATGAACACAGCCACTCAGCGAGTGTTCCAAGATCTCGAGACTACCACTGGTGCCAAGCCTAGTAATAAACCGCTGCCTGCACCCAGCAAGGCGCAGGTCAAGAACGCACCAAAGAAACCGGGCACAGTAGAGCCCTTCAAGCAATTGGATGGAGTCAATGCTCAATAAGCTATCATTACTGATACTCGCAGCTCTGCCACTGGCTGCTTGCCAAACAACCACAGTGGAAACCAAACCCGTGCAGCTGACCATCATACAGCCTGTAGATCCTCAGCCAGTTGATCTGCTCAACGTGCATGTGAACGTGGTTACCAAGGGCAATGTCAATGATTTCATTGCCAAGGCCGCCACGGATCAAGGCACAGATAATCCAGTGTTCGTGGTGTTGGGTACCAAGGATTATCAAGCGCTTAGCTTGAACATTGCTGAACTCAAACGTTACATAGAGCAGGAACAAAAAATCATAGCGTACTACCGCAAGGCTACTGCCCAGGCTGCACCTGCTAATTAAACGAAAATATAAATATCTCCGTAATAGCACGGAGCAACTTGATGATCAAGAGACTGGGTCCAGATGATGAGGCCACGGCTGCCAAACAACCCAAGGCTATAGATGGCCTGCAGTTTGATAGCGATGACGATGGTAGCGATGATAACTTTGCTAACATCGGAGGCACAACTGCGCCGTCTGCTGCACCGTCTAGTAACACTGCAACCACAACCAATACCAGCACTAACATAACCATCAACACTGCCCCAGCCACAGCAGCACCAGGTATGGTCCCAGGCATGTCTCAACCCGGAATGGTCGGCGGCACTGCGCAACCAGGCATGGTAGGTGGCATGACCCCTGGTATCAGCGGAATGGCTCAGCCTGGCATGATGGGCAGTATGAGCATGACAGCTGCACCTCCTCCGCCCCTGGCGCCGGCGGCTGCTCCTGGTACGCAAGCATTCGGTGGTGCGACAGCAGCAGGTGGGTCAGTCACAGCCAGCACAGAGTACGAGATAGCAGGACCGATCACCAATGCCATTGGCGCCAGTGATCTCGGTGCTATAGCAGATGTTGACAAGCAGATAGTGCATCGCAAGATGCTGCTGGAAGAAGCCCGCTTCCAGTTAGAAGAAGAACGTGAACGCCATCGCATGAAGATGGAGCTGCGCAAGGAACAGTTCCGCGAGGATGAATTGCGCAGGGATGAGGAAAAGGAAGACAACAAGGAAGGTGAGCATTGGATGAAAGCCTATTGGCGTCCTGCCATGGGCTGGCTGTATATGGTCATCTGCATGTTTGATTTCATCATAGCACCCATGCTCAGCATGGCTATGCCATTGTTTCTCAAATATCTAGGTGCTGCTACCGTTGCCTACACGCAGTGGCAAAGCCTTACGCTCAGCAATGGTGGATTGATCCACTTGGCATTTGGTGCTATCCTTGGCGTGACTGCCTGGACCCGAGGTCAGGAAAAGATAGCCAAGATGGGTTAATCCCTGCAGAATACAGGGATACCGTACTCACTGGTAAATGCTTCTGCATCTGACTCTGAGTTGACCAGGGGCTGACCTTTTATGTTCAAGCTGGTATTGACCAGCATGGGACATTCAGTCATGTTGTACCAACGCACCAACAGCTCCCAGAGTTTGGGATGCTGATGCCGGCCCACTGTCTGCAGCCTGCTGGTACCATCCACATGCACGATGCCAGGAAACTGCTCAGGACTCTTGCAGCGCACGGTGTACTGCATGTAGCTATGATCCTGTCCCAGAATATCAAAGTAGCTGCCTGCCAGTTCTTCCAGTATCACTGGTGCGAACGGTCTGAAGCTCTCGCGCTTCTTGGCAGCATTCATCTTGTGCTTGATGTCTGGATCTCTGGGATCTCCCAGCAGGCTGCGGTTACCCAGCGCACGCGGGCCGAACTCTGCACGACCGTTGGCTATGCCGACCAGCTGTCCCATGCCCAGCACTGACAGCGCACGCTGCACAGGATAGTCACCCGTGATGTTGTGGCCAAGATAGGGTCCGGTCCATTTGGTGTGCTCGCCATGGTAGGCCAGTGCTGCACCGAGGCTGTTGCCAGCATCGCCGGGATTTGGCATGATCCACACGCGGTCCCAGATATTGCTGTATACCAGCATGCTGTTGGTCACGCAGTTCAACGCACAGCCGCCGCTGAGCACCAAGTTGTTGCTGCCCACGAGGTCGCGAGCATAGGCACAGATGCTGACCATGATGGTGGTGAATATCTGCTGTGCCGCAGCAGCGATGTCTGCTGCATTGGTCTCTTCAGGCAGCCACCATGCGCAGCCTCTGTGCAGGTTGTGCCGCAGCTTGAAGAAAGGCCAGCTGGCTGTGACTTCTATGAGGTCATCGCGCATCTGCTGCGCCAGCCGCTGCGGATCTCCCAGTGCTGCCAGGCCCATCATGATGTATTCTTCTTCGTTAGGTTTGAAACCGCAGCGCTGTGTCATAGCACTGTAGAACAGCCCGAGGCTGTTGGGATAGCTGATGCTGGCACGCTTGTAGATCTCACTGTCACGACCTTCCCAGATGCTGAGCGTGTCCCATTCGCCTATGGCATCAACTACCACGATGGCAGCGTCCCCGAAGCCACTGGTATAGAAACCACCGGCTGCATGGCTGTGATGATGGCTCACGGTCTTGATAGGAATGTGCTCGAGAAAGTTACCCTTGAGCTGTTTGCGTATGCTGGGTCCAAATGCGTCATCCCACTGCCCAGTATAGGCAGCGCGAGTCCTCAGCAGCCATGGTTTCTCATGCCATATCAACAGATCTGGTTCGCCGTGTGTGAATGCTTCTCTGATCAGAGGCCAGCAGAGATTGGGATCGTTCTTGGATCTGCTGTAGCGCTCGGCATGTGCAGCAAACGCTATCTCGCCATTGCGTAACACGCTAACTGCTGCATCGTGCCCGCCTGCTGATATGCCCCAGATTATCATTTTTCTCTCACTGCGTTTTTTATTATGTAAGTATACTGCATGAACAAGATATATCTACTATACCATAGCCTATTTCAAGGCGTGCCAAGTTTAAACTGGCTACCCGCTCATATCGAGATGGATGGTACTGAATTACACGAGGGACTCTGTCACGATCCTCTGTTTGAGTTCAAGGACATATCTAAAGTCGCTTCGCAAGATAACTGGTTATATGAGCTAAACTATTTTTTCACACCTCAGGATTTTACAGATGACTGTACCATACTAGATAGAATAGTACATGATCAAAAATTAATGGAAGGTTTGCATCAAGGCAAGGGCAAAGTCTTGGTCAATCTCATGCATGAAGGATATTTTCCAGAACTCGTTGAACAGATGATTGGATTCTTACGCAGCAAAAACATACCGGATAATGCAGTGATATGCGCGTCTGGCGCTGCCAATGCGGCAGACATATTCCCTGCACGAGGTATGATATACCAGACTATTTCAACTAGATATTTTGAAAGCAGAAGCACTAGATGGATAAAGTGGGGAAATTTCTCTAGACAGCTTCGATCAAATGTTTCACGTAGATTTATCTGTTTCAATCGGCGTTTTCGATCACACAGATTACAGTTATTGGCATATCTACATGAAGCAGATGTGTTAGACCAATTCTATATAAGTTTTGGTCGCAGCGTGGAGGGTCTGGATGCCAAGCAGAGCGCAAGAGATTTTTGTAGAGATTTACCAGATGTGGAAAAAGTGATTAAGAACATTGATGCACTGTATGATAGATTGCCTTTCATCTTGGACAACAGTGTGTTAGATTACAATCTAGTAGATGAACACTTCAACAAAAACGTATTGCAGCTATATGCAGATAGCGGTATCAGTGTCATTTCAGAGACTCTGTTCCACACAGATTCCATCTTCCACTCAGAAAAAACCTATCATCCCATGCGCTATTGCCAACCTTTCATAATGGTCAATGCATCAGGCAGCTTAGCAACATTGCGCAGGGACGGTTATCGCACGTTTGGCGATTTCTGGGATGAAAGCTACGACGATATCAAGGATCACCATGCACGCATGCAGGCTATCATACAGCTGATTAAAGAAATAGCAGCTTGGTCAGATTCAAAATTTAAACAGTTTTTGATAGATAGCAGAGAGATCTGTTTGCACAATCTTCGCCTGCTTGAATCATGCCACGATCGCCTTGATTATATTGCTGATATTTCTAAGATATTTGATTAAACTAATTTCAGCTGCGCTTTGCCAAAGTTTCGGCGCCTTGCGTAGTATATGTTCTGCAGAAACACCTGCAGAGACATGGTACGATCTTCTGGAAAATCCACCACGTATGCATCATATCTATTAGACAGCGGTTGATCTGATATGACATGATCCAAGAGATTGCTGTCAGTATGCAACTGCATAGGGTACAGTGTGATACGGTCATATCGCACCACATAGGCCTCGGTAATCTTTCTCAGATCCAGCAAGGGCCTGATCATGTTTCCAGTGGGCAGAGCAGGCTCAAGCAGGTGTCCATATGTTTCTTCAACGTACATCTCCACAGCTGAGCAATACCTATGGTAGCTGCGGTCAGCATGCATGCGTAGATTGCTAAGATGTATGAGATTCCATCCATGTATCCTAACCCCAGCTATTGGATCAACTGAGATGCTGCCAGTGGTCATCCAGCTGCGATATGCGTCCATAACAAGATCTCGTTCACTGCGCCACCAGGCTGCATTCTGTTCAAGCCATGTTTGGAATCCAATGTAGAATTCCTCGTAGCTTACAGCGCATGCCTTGCGCAAGAACCTACTATACCATTGGCTGATGCCATTGATGTGCCAGGTGTTGATGAACCAGCTGAACTCTTGGCAAGACAGCATGTTGTCAAGAGGCAGGTCTCGAGTGCTGGTCACTACTTCCACACCTTCTAATATAGCATCGCCCTCATCGTTGCCACTAAGATAATCATATACGGTAATGCTTGTGATGCTATTGGACTCACGCTGTGTGAGATTCATCTCAGCATTCTCCAACAGCTGTGCTTGGAAGAATTCTATGCCGCTGTGTTGATTGATCTCCAACAGGCCCCAGACATTTCTACGCCAACTGTCTACAGTCTCACCAGGTAAGCCCAGTATCAGTTCGGTGTTGACCGTGATGCCTTCGCGTTGGCACAGATCAAACACCTCGTTCAGCCGATTGATCTCTAGGTTCTTGCGCTTTATCTCACCGAGCACATGGTCGTCTAGGCTCTGCACGCTCAGAGTTAACCCATTGTTGAACCCGCGAGCAGTCAGCTTCTTGGCCAGCTTGACCACATCTGCCTTTTGGTTCTTGGCCCAACTGAGCCCCATGCGACGCGGATAGCCGAATCGATCCTGCGTCCCTATGACTTTCTCCACTATTAGATTATCGCGTTCGATGAACATGCCAAAGTTGGCATCTGTGATGCTCATCCAATCGCACTCATGCTCGCCCATCCACTCTATCTCTGCAAACACCCGCTTGAGATCAAACTGCTTGACCTTGTTGTAGGTGAGGCTGCCCCAGTCACAGAAGGTGCACTGATAAGGGCAACCTCTGTTGGTCTCCAACGTGGCATTCCAAGTTACCGTGGGATTGTCAGCCATGATGCCATCAAACACGCCTGTGGTATAGGGGCTGGGGATCTGATCCAATCGGTCTATGCGCACTGCTGTGCCAGTGTCTACCACACGACCTTGGTCGTTCAGCAGCAGGCCTCTGACCGTGGGCAAAGCACCATGGTGCAGCAGATCAGCAAACGCTACCTCACCCTCCTTCTTGACCACTGCGTCAATGAAAGGATAGTGTTGGAATATGTCTGTGCTTTCCACGGGAGGTTCTGGTCCACCAAACACGATCTGGCAACGAGGATTATAGTCCTTGATCCTGCGAGCCAACTGGTAGTTGTAGCTTTTGTTCCAGATGTAGGTGCTGAAACCTATTGTATCACAGTCTGCCAGCTGCTTGTACACAGATTCTATGGGATCGCGTCGCCACACCAGCTGGTCCAGATGCCAGCGTTCGGTGATCAGGCTCATCCGGCTGGCGTAGGCCCACAGCACGCCTGCGCTGTAAGGTAGGTAGTAGGCATTTAACTCGCGCGGACCCTGTGCGAAATTTGGCTGCACAAGGTTGAGCCTGCGTGTCATGCGCTGGGAATTTCTCTGGTGTTGCCATATGGTATGTAGTCAATGCCCTCGGGCACCTTGGAGCTCCGCCACGGATCTACTACCACGCTGCCCTGTGCCATCTGAGATAGCTGAGCTGTGTAATATCCCTGATGCGCCAGCAGATAGGCTGATGGTTCTGACGCTATCTCATCATACGCAACCGTTGCTCCCAGCTGTTCACAGTAGTATCCTACCAGCAGGCTGTAGCTGCCATCCGTATATGATACTCCGGGTTTGAAGCTCTTGCCCAGTATGATCACTGGCAGCTTATGGCTGGCCAATTCTCGAGCCAGATTCTCTGCTTGCACTTCGCGGGCACGCATGATGCTGTCAAACAGATCATAACCTAACTTGAGCTTTTCAGCCATGTGGCGCAGTGCTATGTTGTCTCTGGGATGGCAGGGGCCGCCGTCTCCCATGCCTGGTTTCATGTAGGCAGGTCCTGTGATGCGATAGCTGCTCTCGCTCAGTGCCCTGGCTACCACGTCCACATCCATGTTGCCGATGCGCTCTGCCACGTCCTGTATCATGTTGACCAAGCTCAGCTTGGCTGAGATGAAGGTGTTGTAGAATATCTTGGTGCTTTCCATCTCTTCCCAGGTACCCGTGACCATGCGAGGTGAGTTCTGCATCAGTGGTTTGTAGAACTGCATCAGCTGTTCCACTGCCATGTCGACACGCCCAGTAGCGTTGCCTATCATCACCATCTCGGGATTGACCATGTCGTGGGCCACAGTGCCCATGGCTATGAGATAGGGATTATAGATCAAGCTGGCCTTGGTCAGATGCTTGGCCAGCTGTCGTCGAACCGTGCCGGGCAGCACCGTGCTGATCAGCACCACCGTCTTGCCATCAGCGTCCAGCTTATCCAGCTGATCCAACACACTAATAACCGTGCTGTAATCGAAATCCTTGTTGGGCAAGTGGCTGGTTGGTGCGCTGCCGTCGTACTGTGGATCATGCGGTGTCTGCACTGCTATGAATATTATGTCACCGTGTGCGACTATCTGTTCCAGCGTGCCCTGCCTTACCATCTGCGTGCTCACTGGTCGCACATCCATGCCCATGACATCATGTACCCGTGCCATGGCCTCTGCCACCGGCAAGCCCAGCTTGCCTAAACCTATAACGCTTGCTTTCATATGATGGTCCTCTTGATTTTATATTATGCCACGAATTCTTGCCAGATCGCAAGTAGTCGTTGATAGTCCTTGCTGTTTTCCCAGTGCTGCCATGCTAATCTATGGTTGTGTCGCAGCGCAGGTTCTGCGCGGGCAAACCATGCAGGCAGGTCCTGTATCTCATTGAGCTTGGCTATCTGCTCTACGATGGCATCGATTCTCGCCACAGTGTCCAAATGGTCATAGCTCTCATCCCAGAGCATGGGAAAAGTCTGGAAGCCCAGCTCGCGCAATCTGTGCAGAGTGCCAGGGTTGCCCAGGACCATGAATGGGCTGCTGCACAGCATGGGTTTGAACACCTTCTCGCCTATCAGCAGCTGATCATTGCCCACATAGGTCTCGGTTATCACGCTAAACCAGCTGCGCAGATAGATATCTTCGTTGAGATCATTGAAATGGTTAACGGTGAAATCAGTCTTGTCTACTGTCATGGGCAGCACACTCTGCACGCGGCGCACTAGGCTATCGTCCAACAGCGTGCCATCTGGCAGCGCAGGCACGTCAGTGAAGCTGTCCATGCTGATCAAGCCCTGCGGCACCAAACCCTGCTCAAACAGCTTGAGGAACAGCCAACGGCGATGCGGATGCAGCACCCTGTTAAGACAGTTGTAGAGCTTGGTATCGCTGTGTTTGGCCTGCAGCCATTGATCATAGCTCAGGGGTACCGTGCCACGGCGTCCAAGCATGTCAGTGATAGCATGCAGATTGAACAGGGTACTGAGCACCTGCATCTGTGGTTCTACGCCATTGAAATCACACCAAGAAATATGAGATTTTTCCGCTAAATGATCGCTGGTCATGTATATGATATTCTTGGCTGCTACGGCCCAGCGTGACGCTGTAGCATAGAACCAACTCCACAGATCAGGATCAGCGTTGCCTTCCTGGCTCTGATCAAATATCAGCAGCACCCTGCCGCGCTGTGCATCCCGCAGCACTGCCTCGGGCAGATAGCTCAGCGGGTCTTGGGCCCACTGAGCAGGTCTATGGAAGCAGCCAATGGGAAACACATAGTGCCTTGGCCGATTGGCCACGCTGTAAGCGGGCCAGTCTGTGGTAAGCTGTGCATGCACCCAAGAATCATGCAAGGGCCTAATGCCTTCGGTGGCCCACTGGTTACAGGCCAGCAGATTGCGACGATTGTCAAGGTCTTCATAGACCATGCTGGGTGCTCTCATCTGCAGCAGCTGTGGCATGTATTACCTATAGATGAACGGATCGCGCGATCGCAATGCTGCCAAACGCTTCTTATAGGCACGGCGTTGCTTAAAACGATGCCAAGGTGTTAACAGCCAATTAATCAACCACATGTGTAATCTTCCTCTTGTGTAATACCTGTTTCCTACCATACCAAACTATCTGCCGCGCCCAGGTTTCAGCGCTGCCGGGATACTCTGCCGCTGTAAATGCCACGGTTACCGGCCTGTGGATCACTGGACCTGATCTGCACTGCAGCGCAGCAGCTATCATGCTGGGTATGTCGTGGCTGTAGCTGCTGCTATCATCTGCAGCATGCGCGGGCCCTAGTATCCACTGCTGTTGGAAATCAATGGCATCTGCGATGTGAGCATCTGTCATCCAATCTCGCAGGAACGGGACCAGCTCAGCGTAGAACTGCTCTGCCTGGGCTCTGAGTTGCAGGAACGTGAGCTCTTCCACTGGCCAATTGATGTCGCCAAACTGTGGATCGCTCTGCCCCAGATCCTCAGCGCCAGTCAGCATGAGATCCAGCGTTTGATCAATCCTTGCGATCTGTGCGCCCAGCAGCGTAGGCTGTCCCTGATGAGCTCGCAGCAAGCGCAGATAGAATTCCACGTAGCTGTGATTAACCCGCCAGTAGTCCATGGCCAGATACTGGGTGAGGCCCAGGCAGTGCAGGCTCTGCACAATCCAGCTGATCATGTAGGCCTGTCGCCAATCTGCATGAGGCATGGACTCAGTGGCTATGACTATGTCGTTGTACTCGGCAATCTCATCAGGACGTGTGCTGCTGTGATTGTCCATCAGAGGCACGCGCTGCTTGACGATGCCCTGCGCGGCCATGTGAGCAGCGTCAGCCATTTCTGAGTTGCGCAGTACCATGCAGGTGTAGATCACTAGATTGTCATGCTGCCCCCCCTGCAGCAGAGTCTCTATGCCTGCTGTGTAGCTGGCCAGTGTCTCGCCAGGCAGGCCTATGATCAGCTCTGTGTAGGTAGGTATACCCTGCTCGCGATAGCGTTCAACCAAGGGACGGAAGTCGTCGATGGCTATGTTCTTGCGCTTGATGGTTTCCAGCGTGTGCGGATCCATGCTCTGCATGCTCAGCGTCACACCCTTGCTCATGCCAGCGTCATTCAGCATGCGGCTGATCTCAAACACCTTGTGATCGCTCTTCTTGGCATAGCTCGCTCTAAACTTCTGAGGATAGCCCAGGCGCTGCTTGGTATCAACCATGGCTGTGGTGAGCTCTATGTCGCGAGCATAGATGCCATAGTTGGCGTCGCAGTTGTAGAGCAGATCTATGTGATTGTGGCCAAACCAATCCAGCTCTTCTATCAATCGCGGCTGATCAAACTGCCGTATCTTGGTATACACAGCCGATCCCCAATCACAGAAGGTACAGCTGTAGGGACATCCTCTGTGGGTCTCCTGGCTGGCGTGCCAACTGATGCTGGGATTTGCTGCGATCAGCTGGTCAAACACCCCAGTCATGTAAGGGCTGGGTATCACTGATAGATCTGTTAGACGTGGCCGCGATTCTGTCTTGATGGTGCGGCCTTTGCGCCTATAGCTTATGCCTTGAACCTTGGCAGGGTCTGAGCGATCTCGGATGCAGCGCAGCAGTTCCGCGAAAGTGACTTCACCCTCGTCGTGTACCAAGAAATCTATGTCTGGGTTGTCTTCGAAAAACCCTGTGCTGTCACTGGGCACCTCGGGACCTCCACATATCACGCGGCAACCAGGATAGCGCATCTTGATCAGTGCTATGAGATCCATGTTGTAGTTCCAGTTCCACAGATAGCAGCTGACTGCCAGCACGTCTGGATCTTGTATCCTGTTGAATGCCGTGCTCAGAGACTCTCGTAGAAACAGTAGATCACACAGCTCGTAGGACTCTGCGATGTCGGCCTGGCTGTGGGCATAGCTCCACAGCATGCCTGCACTGTAAGGCAAGAACGCCTGACCACCGAAGCTGTTGTTGATCTGCGCTAGGTAAACACGTTTTATCAACTGTTTAGTCCATTGTACGCAGTCATGAACTGCTGATAGTAGTTGCTGTTGAACCAATCTCTGCTCATGAAATGCCGTTGGTTGTGTTCACAGATCTCACGTGCCTGCGCCAGCCATCCTGATTTGTCTTTGATCACTGACAGTCCCTGCAGGTTATCCAACACTGAGTGCATGCGCTGGAGGTCAGGTAGGATATCATAGCTCTCGTCCCAGAGGCAATCAAAAGTCTGGTAGCCCCAGCTGCGCAGCTGTGCCATGGTTCCATGTTGTCCCCAGACTATGAATGGTTGCAGCGCAAACATGGGTTTCCACAGCTTTTCTGATATGAACAGATTGTGTGCTTCGTCAAATGCATGAGTCTCGGTGATCACGCTGCACCAGCTGTTGAGATATATCTCTGTGTTGATATGCATGGCCTTGTTGTTGCCAAAGTCACTGTCATCTACCACCAATGGCAGCACAGTGCGGGCACGATCTATCACAGCCTGTGGTACACCGTGTTCTGTCCACGCATGATAGGCCAACTCATTGTGGCTGACCATGCCCTGTGTGTGTAGATCTCGGTCTATGAGATGCATCACCAAAAGTTCGCGATGGTTCCTGCTGATGCGATTGAGGCAGTTATAGTTAGCGATGCCGCGCGAGCGTGCCTTGGCTCGTTCGTGATCAGTCCAGGTCAGCAGCGGGCTGTTGCGCAGGTTCAGCTGCTGCATGTACATGAGATGTGGCATGCCTATCACCGTGATGCGATCCAGCACACCATTGGTTGTGCACCACTCAGCATAGCCTCGGGGATCCAGCTCGTTGTTGGTCATGAAGCAGATGGCACGAGGCGGCAGATTAAACCGTGCGCAGCAGTGGTGCAGGAACTCATAGAGGCGGGAATCGTAGAAACCTTCGTTGAGATTGTCAATAACCAGCAGCACGCGACCATCTCTGGCATCAGCCATGACCTCAGTAGGCACGTAACTGAGAAAGTTTTCAAAACCATGGGCATTGCCCGGCCAGCCAGTCCAATAACCAGAATTGTTCCATGTGCCTATGTTGTAGGCATATCGCTGCGGCCTATCATGCAGTCCGCTGTGTTGCCAGCTGTGACCCGCACGGTTCCACCAATTGTTCTTGAAATAGTGAAACAGGTTGGCCATGGGAAAGCGGCCAGCAATCAGCTGAGTCTTGTCACCATATATGGTGTGTGGACAGGCTGTCATTGTCAGCAGCCGTTCAGCATCATCAAACACCCAGTGCACAGTCATGGTCGATAGCTCGCGAGTTCTGGTAGGCTTTGTGCGATGCTAGTTTGCTTGTAAGCATCCAATTGATCAACCTCTGTCCAAAAATTAGTCCACTGATCTGGATCACCCTGTTCATCTAGATGAGCACGCGCTGATATCCAACTGCTGTAATTGCTGTCTTGCTCTCTGTTGAGCATGACAGAGTCCATGTTATATTTTACAGCAGATTTGACATCATCTGGTAGATGTTTGACATCTTGATTGGCAGGATAGGTTATCACGTTTAACCACGGCAGCCGGTCTCCAAACACTGCCGACGATGCCAGTGTGCTTGCCATGCTGCTCACCGTGAGGCAATTCAGTATTCCAAACGTAGCATGCACAGACATGCGCACGTTATCGCACCCTGCATGTATGAGATCAATGTTGCGCATGATCACATCCCAGCTGCTGTTTTGCCGTATGTAATCATTGACAATGCCTGTGCCTTCCAAGCTAACACTGAGATCAACTTGCTTGAATTCTCGCCACAGGTCCAGCTGACCTGGCAGCAGTGTGGTCATGTTGGTATTATAACTGAGATTGATGCTGTCTGCCGTGCCTAGATCTATGCAGCGTTGCAATATATCCAGTTGTTCTCTGACTATCAGTGGCTCTCCGCCTAGGAAATTAATGTGGGTGACCGTGTGCAGGCTCTGGTTTATCAGCTCTCTGGCAGCAGGTGCAGTGAACCAATCAGTGTTGCTGAGGTCAGCGTCGCTGGTACGTCCTAATCTGACATTGTCTATCTGCCACAGATGGCTGTTCCATTCATTGCACATCCTGCAGGTGAGATTGCACTTGTTGCCAAGAGTGATGTCCAGATAGCGCACTTCTGTGTGCAGAGGTTGTGCATCATGTTGCAGTATATCATTCCATATCTGCCTGAAGCTACGCCCACCAGAATCCTCTATGTCCCAGCATTTCTTGCAGCTGGGATGGCGTTGTTCTCGCATTTGTGCTTGCCGCACTTCGTTGTGATATGGGGTTCCCATGGCCTCTGACAGGCTGCTCATGTCATTGATCTGCTCGCGATAAGGTCCTCGGTAATGTGCATCATTGTTGCAGCAGATCCTCGATCGTCCTTGATTATCGACGCTGAGGCTTGACCATGGTAAAACACAAAAGCTATCTTTATGCACTGATCGTTCTCTTGGGTATGCAGATGTCTGTGCCACAATGGCAGTGATGCTTGTTGCATGTGATGGATAATGGTAGATCGTCAAGCACCAGTTGGTCATTGATGTTGCCTATCACGCCGCTTACGCCACAGCTGGCCAGCGTTATACTGCCATCTATGCCTATGTTGATGCTGCTGCCAATGTCACACTGCCAACCCTCAAAGAAGTTGCGATGCTCTGCTGCCAGTCTATTGCTGTTCACAGGTTGTACCATGCCGTCGCTGTAGCGTTCCATAGTATGTGTACCGCCAACCCTGTTGTGTGGTTTGTCTGCAGTCTGCTTGATCTTTAGATTGTTGCGTTCTAACCAAGCCACCTTGCGCGGATCACTGTAGCTGTAGGGTTCAGCAGCCCTGCTCATCTCAGTCAGTATGGGCACATATTCCAGATGCACATTGGGCAGAGCTGCATATATCTGATCTGCTGCGGCCAGCTGACTGTCCCAGTGCTGCTCTGTCATCATCATGCGCACTGCCAAGTAGTTCACGTTGGTGCTGAGCAGCTGTGCATTAGCCATGAACAGATCGTGCTTGACCCACTCAGGATGATAGCTGGCTACCACGTCGTCAAAGTGATGACAGAAGCGTTCCCACCATACGGTAGGCTTGCTGAGATTGGTATTGACTGCTGTAGTAACCTTCCAGCCTGGCCTACCAGTGAACCATCGCAGCATGGGTATCAAACCCTGCCAGTGCGTGGGTTCACCGCCGCTGAGAAACAGCTTGATCTTGCGATAGCCCTGCTGCCACATCTTATCCAGCGTCAATCCCAGATTGCGCTGATAGGTTTCCACGTCCTCGTTGGGTTGATCGCCGCCCCAGTTGCCTTCGTTGCAATAACTGCAACGGAAATTGCAGACGTCACTGGTCTGCCAGGTTATAAACAACACTGGATCTTCGCTCCATGCGATTTCCACTAGATCATCCATGGTTTTTCCAATCTTCTTCGGTCCATTCGAGTACGTTTGCTAGTGTAGGCAACACGCTGTTCCAATATTGGCTTGGTTTAACATGATCACGCTGCCGCCGCAGATGCCAATCGTAAAACAGCCATTCGCGAAGCTTGTAGATGCCTTCTTCTTTGGGCAACACATCACTATCGCGCAATGCACGCAAGCAATGGGCTAAACCATCTCGATAGTCGCAGGTGTGCTGCGGCCAATCATGCTCGTTGAAACGCTGGTCTAAGACATCAGCTGCTGCTAATCTCGCTGCTAGTGGCAATGTAGTGAGCCTCTGATAGCTAGGACTCTCTAATATGATTGGAAACCATATGACTTTACGACCATGCAGATTGACCGTATTGATCACCCATTCGATGAATGGTTCTAACTCCAAGCAATTAAAGGCGCTGATCACGGTATATATTTTGATGTTGCTTGCAGCTGACATAGTAAGATATCTCTGCACATTAGCAGTGATCTCATGCCAGTGGCTGCCTTGCCGTATGAAATCATTGGCAGCACCATGTGCATCTATGCTTAGCTGTATCTCTGTGTTAGAGAATTGGCCTAGCTTATCTATCAGCTTTTGATTCCATAGCGTGCAGTTAGTAGTGAAGCTCACATGGCAATCATGGTTACCTGCTGTTAGCAGAGCATCCAGATATCGCGGTATGTTGGCATCCATGGTAGGTTCGCCGCCTGTGATGTACAAGCGTTTCAATCCAGCAGCAAGCTTTCCAAAGCTTTCAAAGCTATGTTGTTCTTGAGCATATCCGTTCGATTCCGTGCCAACATGATCTAGCTCCTCATTCCAACTTTCTGCTAACCAACCAGGTAGTGCCAGGTGCTGTGGATCATTCTCAGGCAGATTGGCCCATCCAAGGCTCAGCTTTCGCTGTTCTGCAATGAGATTGCTGCTGCCACTCCAGCAGGTCTTGCACTGCAGATTGCACCTAGTGCTGGTACGCAGTTCGAAGCTAACGGGCAAGCTGGCTACAGTATCTAACCTGCTGCTGTCCTGTGCGAATGCAACATTAGCAGTCAATCTGGGACTGCTGTTGTTGAGCTGTTCTTGCCTGTAGCATACCTGGCAATCTCGCACTGGTTTGCCCTGCAACATCTGCGATCTGACCTGCTGCAGGTATTCGCCGTTCCATATCTGTTCTAGATCGTCTCGCGACCAGTCGGCAGGCCTTTCTCCGATGGTCACATGTTGATTATCAGAGATATTGCAGCAAAGCTTGACGCGACCCTGAGGTGTGGTGTTGATGTTTACCCAGGGCAATCGGCACATTGTAGCTGTGTCATTTGCAGTATTCATCAGGGTTAGTTCAGGGAATGTGTCCCAGAAGGATTCTTTCCTCAGCTGATCAAGTTTGGAGGTATCATTGTAGAAATCCTTGAGATGATGGCTGTCGTCACTGCTGTCCATGACGTTCACTATGCTCTGCCAGGCCGCCAAGCTGTCCTGCTTGGCCTGTAGCGATCGCAGCCAGTCCGTGTGCTGATGCAACCGCGATCTCGCTGCGTCCTTGAGCACTGCAGGCAGTGCCTTGACGCTGCTGTGTTCTGGATGATCGAGGATGTTTATGCGCACGTTGTCTGGTTCCAGCAGCCCTAGCTCTACCCATTCGCGGTGGAAGTCTGGCAGATGCAGCACGTTCATCAGGCTCACTGTTGGCGTGATATGGAACTGTACCTGCGGGATCTCCCTGATCATGCGCTCTCGATTGGCTACCACGTCTGCCCACACCATGTTCTTGCGCAGATACTCGCCGCGAGCATGGCTAGCATCCAAGCTGGCAGCAACGTGTATGTTGGGAAAATGCCGCCACAGCTCAAAGAGGTCTCGCTGCTTGTAGTCTAACACTGTGAAGTTAGTGGTATAGCGTATCCTCACCTGGGTATGGCCTGTGGCTATCCAGTGATCCAATATGTGATAGTGTTCTTCAGTGAGCAGGCTCTCGCCACCCGCGAAGTAGACTTCTTCGGTCTGGTCTAGATAGGGTAACAGCTGCGCCCAAAACTCTCCGCTGCGGTTGATGTTTATGATGCGCGGCTGATCGTATGTGGGTTGCTGCGCCACAGCATCATCATACCATCCGCTGCTCAGCTCAGGGCCACAGGTCCTGCAGCGCAGGTTGCAGATGTTGCTGAACCGCACGTCAAGGTATGCCATGTTTACCTCAGGCACCGTACCATCTGCCAGCGTGGATGACACGCTGCGGTGATGATGCGAATAGTCAGCTAAGCTCTGCTGTCTCAGAGTTTGGACACCTGCTGTTTCCAGCTCATAGCAGCGAGCACAGGCAGTGCTGGGTTGATCTGCAAGCATGTTGCGCCTTAGCTCTCGCATGGGCGCAGCGTTCCAGATCTCTGAGATGCTGGTTTGATTGGTGTTACCCAGTGCGTATCTGCTGTCGCTGACACAGCAGGGATAGGCGTTGCCGTTTGGCCAGAAATGCATGTGTACCCAGGGCAACATGCAGAACACGCCATTGTTGCTCATAACAGCGCACAGGCCTCATAGAACGCAACTAATTCTGGGAAGGTTGCACGGAAATCAGTGCTGCGCCTGCGATCATACTCGGTGAACCAAGCGTGGAAATCCCGCCGTCCTTCCAGCAGCTTTTCAGCACTGTATTCAGTGGTTTCCATGTACTTGACCACTCGCCGGAACTTGTCCACTTCCAAGCTGCCAAATGCCTGCTTGTCCTCGTCTGCTTCGTGTGCTTCCATGAATGACAGCGCTACTCGCATTGCGGGCATGAATTCTGCCTTGGGCAATATGTTGATGTCATACTGCAGAGGTTCTCTGAGATAGGGCGTGTCAAACCTGACATTGCGTATCTTGGGCCGGGGATCATCTGTGGGAGCATAACGCGCACGCCATTCCAGCAGCTTGGCCAACAGTGACTGGAAGCGGGGCACGCTCAGCGCATTGAAGGTTATCATGAAGCTGACGATCTGCCCGCTTAATCTCATGTAGGTGTCTAGGTTCTGCTCCCAGATCGTGAGATCTAATCCAGTACGTATGTATTCTGCCTGTGGGCCCCAGGTGTCTAAACTGGTAAACAAGCTGAAACTCTTGATACACTTGCGATCAATCAGCTCGCGCACCTTGCGGCTCATGCGCTCCACTAGTATGGGTTTTACACCAAGGTTGCTGTTGATGTTGAGCTCCAAGTTGGGCATGGGATTCTCTAATAGATCGTCTAGCAGTTTCCATGTGCTCTTGTGCAGCAGAGGTTCGCCGCCTGTGACACGCATGATGTTAACTGTGTCGCGGATCTGCGGCCACCACTGCCACCAGGCATCCACGAACGGATTGGCATCTTCCTCGTAGATGGTCATCCAATCTATGTCGCAGCGATGGTTCTTGACTTTTAGATAAGGACCATGATCTCTGATCTCGTTGTAGAACTTGCTGCTGCTCTTGGGATGGCAATAACCACATTTGAAGTTGCACTCATTGCCAAAGCTGATCTCGATGTATTCTGGCTTGACGTCAAAGCTAGCACCGCGCTGCTTGATCTCTTCCAAGCGTTCTGGACGATAGATGGTGCTGTTGCGTATGTGCCTATCGCTGACATAATCCTTGCCCATGTCCTCGATCTTCCAGCAGTAGTTGCAACCGTCTGGCTTACCACCTGCCATCATCTGCCTGCGCTCGCTCTTCTTCTGCGCAGTGTTGTGCAGTGCAGATGGGTTCATGCCTATACGCTTGATATCTATAGCATGCGGCGCCGGATGATAACAGCTGTGTGTCTCACCAGTATGTAGATATATTGTGGTATGATGCCACTTGGCCATGCAGAAAGTTGGACTGATTGCGTCCATTAATGGTGCTAGCTCATCTATGCGCTGTCTGTCTGCCATGCTATATTATATAACGTCGATCACAGATATCGCTACCTAAGATTATTTCTCGGATACACTTGAAAGTCGCGACCTGCGCACACATATATATTAATGAAAACCAGCGTGGGAGCATTCAATGACGGACGGTGTAAAACCCAAGACCACCATCATATTACCCAAGATAACCAAGCCAGATCCCAAGAATTTACGTAACGATTTCAAAAACTCGCCCAAGCAAAATCGCTATAAAGCACCCAAGAACACCATCCGCAAAGCAGGACCCAGAGGGGGCTGAACCAAAATTCCACTTGACAGCACTAGATCCACGTGCTAGTTTACCGCTAGCTGAGGTATATCACATCAGGTTTGGTATGAGTATGACAAGGGACAACACACATATGGCAAAAGCAACAACCAAAGCAAAAGCTCCAAAAGACACCAAGGTCAAGGTCACTGCAGACAGTGGATCGCAGGATCCTGTACGCTTGTATCTCAGGGAAGTGGGCAAGACTCCACTGCTGAACCATGCCAAAGAGATTGAGATCAGCAAAAGCATCGAGAGCAGCAAGCAGACCATCATGGACACGCTGTTTGCAGTGCCCATGACTGTGCAGACCATCGATGCTTGGATTGGAGAGATCCAACGGGGCGATAAAGCAGTTGACACTGTGTTTGATCTGGAAGGCGACGAGGATGGCAATCTCAGCAGCGAGCTGGATGCACAGCTATCACATGTGCGAGAATTGTGTGCACAGTATCTGTCAGACACCAGCAAGAAAGCAGCCAAGGACGAACTGATTGCTGCTTTTAATGAACTGCATCTGCTGCCCGCCAGCATTGGTACCATCATGGAACGGCTACAAGAGACCAACAGGCGATTGTTGGAAGGCGACGGCGCTCTCATGCGCTTGGCCATGGACGCAGGAGTTGACCGCAGCGAGTTCCTGGACAAGTATGTGGGACATGAGCATATGTCGTGGCTGCAAGGTACCAAAGGCAAGGGCTGGGACAAGCTTAAACACAAAGCCAACGAGATTGGCAACTGGGTTGGCATGATGCAGGAACAGGCTGATTCAGCTGGACTGCCGGTGGGCGAGCTGCGCACAGCTGTGCGTGTGTTGCGCCATCAGAGCAAGGTCAAGGATGAAGCCATAGCTGCTATGACCAAGGCCAATCTGCGCTTGGTGATCTCAGTGGCCAAGAAGTATAACCAAAACAGCAATAACGGCGGGCAGCTGCTGGATCTGATCCAAGAGGGCAACATTGGCCTGCTCAAAGCAGTGGAGAAGTTCAAGTGGCAGCTGGGCTATCGTTTCTCTACCTATGCCACCTGGTGGATCAGACAGGCCATCATCAAGGCAGCCACAGAATCCAACAGAACAATCAGAATCCCGTCGCATGTGTTGGACACGCTCAAGAAGATACAGAAGGCCACCAAGGAGCATGTGTTCGTCACTGGGCATGAGCCCAGCGTGGAAGAGCTAGCCAAGATGCTGAGCTGTGATGTGGACAAGATCAATCGCACGCTGCGAGTGGCCAAGGATCCCATCTCCCTGGAGACGCCCGTGGGTGACGAGGAAGAAGGCAAGCTAGGCAATCTCATCGAAGACACTGAAAGCGAGAATGCCTTTGAACAGATTGCCAAGGCAGAGATCACTGAGGTCATAGGTGATGTGCTGGAAGGGCTGAGCAGCAGAGAAGAGCGTGTGCTGCGCATGCGCTTTGGCATTGGCACCATGCGAGAGTACACCCTGGAAGAGATCGGCAATCGCTTCAATGTCACTCGCGAGCGCGTGCGGCAGATCGAAAACAAGGCATTGGAGAGATTGAAGAATCCTCAGCGGGCTCGCGACCTGCTCAGTGCTATCACCGACCAATGACGGGAGCAAGTGACATGGAACATGCGGCAGCTGAACGCTATCTCATTGAGTGGATAGTCAAGGATCTCAGCCTGCCGCATGAGCAGTTGGCTGGGCTCAGCAAGTGTCCATTCGCACGCAAGGCACATCTTGATGGCAAGGTTGAGTTCATCACAGTTCTTGGCGATGCGCTATCGGTGATCATGGCAGCTGCTGATGCCTGGGATGACAGCAGAGATGTCGTGGTGTTCATCATGCCAGACAGCATGCCATCCAGCGCATTATGGGCTTTGATGGATGCGCTGAACCAGGAATACATGCCGCGCGATCTAGTGGTCTTAGATGATCACAAGGCAGAGCCAGAACAGCAGCTGGGTCTCAGTTTCAACAATGGCAGGTACAATCTGTTGATGATGCAGAGATTGAGCAAATTGGATCTAGCCAGCAGGAAGCTGAAGATGCTGGGCTACTACAAAAACTGGACCAAAGAGTACCTTGACCAGGTGGTAACTTGGAGATCAAGCAGGGCCTAGCAGCTCAAACCCTGCTATCTTGCTCTTGTACTCATCCGCATCGCCTAGATAGAGATAGCTGTAGCCCAGTGATTTATAATAGGCACATTCATGCTCTAGGCTGCGTATGCCCAAGCGTAGTTTTGGTTCTGCATAGTCCCAGGCAAACTGTATGGCTTCCACGTTGCGATCATCATATCTGCGCAGCAAGCTGAATGCTATCACAGATTGCTGATTGTAATACACTATCACGTCGTTACGGGCATCTGTGTATTCGCTATCAAAGATGGGCATCACGCTGCGAAACTTCTTGTGTTTGCAGTATTGAACATAGATCTGCTGCAGCTGATCTATGTTTGGATCATTGACGAGCTTGGCATTGGGTCTCAGCTGGTAATCTGTGTGACACAGGTTTATTCGAGCGTACATCAGTAGCCGTTGTCAAATACCGGTCCTTGCCTGTCAGGAAAATAATCTTCCTGCGTGCCCTCCCGATTGAGATCCAGCGTGATGCAGTGCAGCCCACCGTCCCAGAACCATCGGTGGCGCCAAGGCACTATGATGGGCTCTATGTTATGCTTCTTGAAGAACTGAAATGCAGTCTCGTTGTAGTTGCTCACGCACACATGTCTTTCGTCCAACATCAACACATTAACGTCAAACACAGATTCCTCTGCATAGCCAACCCAGTCCTGAAGCCAAGTTTCCACGAATTCTGTGAATTCGTCATTGTCTTCTTCTCCTGGTACCCACCATTTGCCCTGCACCTTGCGCTTCATCTTGAGGAATCCGCGCATCTTGTTCCAGCTTTGGTTTTCCAAATAGCAAACGTCCCAGCCAGGGAAGGTCTCTGCGTAGTTCTGTATTTCTCTGAGGCTGATGATGGCGCCAGGTTTGAGAGTGTGAAATACGCCATCGTTATGCCCACCAATGGTCAGACCATTTATGCGCACATCGCTGTGTGAGTTTATCAGATCGGTTTGCAGCGTATCCAACGGCGGCCTGGTATAATCTAGCATGTAATCTATGTAAAGGTCCCTACCAACCAGAGTCATGCTGGCAGCATCTATGGATGGCCTAAGCGTGTTGTGGTGTCTGAGGATGTCAGCTGCGATCTGTGCATCAACGGTGTTAAAATAATCTGGTTTGACATAATCTTCATAGTTACCCCAGCCCTGACCTGCTATCTCATGCCATAGCCATCTAGGAATGCTACGGGTTCTGCGTTTGATATCTTCGCTGCTATTTGCTATGCCTATCACCAGATTCACATACGAATCTATGTGGCTCTCATATCTGTAGAGTTCCTGCATGATTGAACCATGATCGGTGTTGGTCATGTAAAGCTTATCTCCGATCACCAGCTGAGTATCTCTGGGTTGCAACGGTGCGCGAGGTACACCCTGACCTCCGTTTATCTGGCCGCGGGCGTTAATATTATCCATTATGCTGATGTGCGGGTTCAATCTGGGACGCAGAACCGTAGCACCATAATCTTTGAGCACTTTTTGGAAACCTTCTAGGTCTTCTTGTGTGTCGTCGGCTATGCGTTGCAAGGCTGACCGTATCCGTGTATTCTTGATATCTTTGAAAAAGCTGCTGCTGTAACATTCACCTAATAGCACCACTTTCAACGGATGCCACTTGCACCAAACATTGTATCCAGACATTGTCGCACTCCACAGTTGATTGAGTAATTATGTGTCGCGGAACTGGCAGAATCTATCTATGACTATCTGCGAGAGTGTCTTTATGCACCACTCAAACGGTGATTTATCACATCCCAGTCCACGCAGCGCCAGATCTTGCTGAGGAATGCATCCTTATCCCATTCATAATCCAACGCATAGGTATGTTCCCAGAAGTCTATAGCAATCAGGATGTCGCGCCGTATCTTGTGGTTTGGTATGGTCTTGATCTCGCCGCGCTTGCTGAGGTATACCCAACCAGATCCCTGTATGCTTTTGGCAGCCTTGGCTATCTCCAGCTTGAAGTTATCGTAGCTGCGGAAGTTATCTTCTATCAGCTTGAGCGCAGCACCCACGGGACGGTTAGGTACCTTGGGTGTTCGGAACTGAGCCCAAAATATGGCATGCAGGAAAGCACCAGCTTCGTTGAAATCCGGATCGCCCTCGCCAGAATTAAACCTATCCACATAGCCTTTGGTGAGGTGATCATAGTGATATATCACGGTGGCTTTGCTCATCACTGGTTCCAGCGCATCGCGAGCATATGGCAAGGGTTCAAGGGTTAGTTTTTCTTTGGTTTCGTTGAGCTGGGTGAGTTTCATGCGGATATTTATCGCAGAGATTTCGCTTGTGCTCTGCGAAATCTGTGCTAATATAACAGGGTAATCGGAGAGAAACATGCGTAATTTCATTGCCATTATGTTGCTTTTGCTAGCTGGTCCGGCCGCTGCACAGACATTTACACAGGGCTATTACGTGCCCATCGGTCAATATTATGTGAGTTGGGCGTTGCCCACTATAAATCTCAGCGCAGCGCAGTCTCGAGGATTGACTGGAAAGGGTATCACGGTTGCTGTATTTGATACTGGGCTTACCAACAGTTACAAGTTCCTGGGCAACACAGCGGGTCCCAGTTACAACATCTACACGGGCGGCGCTGTAAACAGCGACGGCAACGGGCACGGTACTTTCGTTAGCAGCATCATCGCTGCTAACACGCAGACACAGCCTGGACAGATGACCATGTACGGCGTGGCATCAAGTGCTAAGATCATGCCCATCCAGGTCATGGATAGCACAGGGTCTGGCACATGGACTGATCAACAGTTGGCCAACGGTATCACCTTTGCTACCAACAATGGTGCCAAGGTTTTTAACAATAGCTGGGGCAGCAACCTCATGCAGAGCCAGGTCAACACTGCCACGGTATTGAGCCAGAACGCTCGGACTATCGCAGCCTATGAGAACGCTGCTGCACACGGTGCGGTCACGGTGTTCGCTGCAGGCAATTACAGCACGACCAGTCCCGATTATTATGCAACCTTGCCCAGCATTGACAGCAAGCTAGCTGGCACGTGGTTGGTGGCTGTGGCAACTGATACCAATGGTGCTATCGCCAGCTACAGCAACCAATGCGGCATAGCCAAGGCCTATTGTCTGGCAGCACCCGGCAGCAACATACTGGGAATATACGGCACACAGCTGGCTATCGGTAGTGGCACCAGCTTTGCTGCACCAATGGTAGCAGGCGGCGTGGCACTGCTGGAACAGGAATGGCCCTATCTCACAGGCAGCCAGATCACCAGCATCCTCTTGCGCACAGCTACCAAGACAGGTATCTATGCCAACTCCAACATCTACGGCCAAGGCATGATGAACTTGGCCGCGGCAACTGCACCACAGGGCACTGTCGTGGTCCCAACCGGAGCAACTGTGGCAAGCGGTGCAGTGCCTCTGAACCAGAGTGGCCTCAGCCTTCCTGCGGGATTTGGCAAGATAGCCGCAGCTGGCAACAGCATGATGGTGCTGGATGATTACGGTCGTGCCTACAGCGTGAGCATGAGCAGCATGGTCGGTGGCACACAAAGCTGGGTCAACATGGACACACAGATGGCACGCTTTGGTGCTGATCAAACTATCACTGAGCTACCGGGTGGGTGGAAGCTTGGATTAGTAGATGATGCTAATCTCGCCGAGCACGCAACTGTGCCAACGGCTATAGCAGGACTGGGTAACCCATATCTCAGCATGGGCATGGATCAGAAGATGGTGGCGAGCACACCTAGTATGACCACTTGGTTCAGCACACATACCTATGCAGCAGGAGATGATCAATCACTGATGGGCACTGCTACCCAACCCAGCATTGCAGGCGCACTCTATCGCTGGGGCGATCTACAGCTAGGCTTGGTACACGAATCTAATAGCATCTACGGGCAGCAGGTTGCAGCAGGATCAAGCATGGCGACCAGTGCAGACACTGCATTCGTTGCACTAGATCGTGGACTATCTCTGGGCAGTGGTTTCAGCCTGGATCTCAGTGCCAGCATCGGTTACAGCAAACTGGGTGGTACTAACCAACTGGTAGATAACATGAGCCAGATCGTGTTGGCCAGTGCAGCTGTGGGATTCAGCAAGAGCGCAGTGTTCAGTGACAGCGATCGCCTAGGCGTGGTTGCGAGCATGCCAAACCATACAGTCAGTGGTAGCGCAGTGCTAAATGTGCCCGCGAGTCGCGACATGGACGGTAACATCACTTATCAGTCACAGACACTGGATTTGGTTGGTACTGGTACCGAAACTGACCTGCAAGCATACTGGACCAATAGCTTCCGCCAAGGCAACAAGCTCAGCCTAGCAGCTGGCGTGCGCTTGCAACCAGACGGCAATGCTGATGCTGCACCAGATGGCATTGCTATGCTGCGTTGGAATTTACAGTTTTGAATCAAGCTGATCGTACACTGCGATCAAGGAGATCCAGTGATGATCAATGAAAAGGCACCAAAGAACCGCGTTTACATAGAATGCAGTGACACTGCACGGCGAGTCAAAGGTACCATAATACGCAAGGAACTGGCAGAGCTGGAGGTAGAGATGCCCACTGGATTTGTGATGAAAATGAAGCGCAAGAACAAGCGTAGCCCATTCATCATGCGTTTAGGCTTATTAGAATTCTACAGTGATGGCAAGGAAATCAGTTAAACGGTTACTGTAGAACCAGTGAACACGAAACTGGTATAACCTTTCTGGCTATAGATGAACAGGCTCTCACCGCTAGCTAGATTTATATCCTGTAGCTGTGCTACTTGATTAGGCGGTACCTGCGTGTCATACATCACGTATCCAGTCTGATACAGTATTAGATTTGAACTCAGTCCTACTCTGATATAATCAGTGTCCCGTCCTAGATCAATAGGTATGCTACCATTGTCAACCTGAGGATTGCCTTGGTTGACTATCAGCAGCTGGCCTTGCACACCTAGATTGCTGCCATAAGGGGCAGTGTACATCCTTACGGTGTCGTATTGCGATGGCTTTAGCTCTTGGAATATCTGGAACGTCATTGATACCTCTGGCAGTATTTAACTGCTATACCAGTCCGGCTTTGACCATACCGTGGTTGAAACTTACCGTACCCAGATGCTGCAGCTCACGGCTGAGCGCATCGTCGATCAGTATCTCGTAGCCTAGCTTGATTGCCTGCTGGCAGAAATAGAAATCTTCGCCCATGTGATCCTGTGTCTCGGGTATCCATGTGGTTTGGAAACGAGGTCTGGCCATCTGCTGTATCACGTCTGTCTTGACTAACATGCAGCCCATGCCCACTGCTGCTACGCTGATGAGGTCTTGCTTGCCGTCATTGATCACATAGCTGCGCCAGTCATGCATCTCACGGTATGCCACTGTCTTGTGCGGATATTGCCGTGTGACATAGTTTCCTGCTACCACGGCTGCATCATGCGCTAGCAATCTCTGTATAGTATCAGGCGGGAACATCATATCACTGTCTAACCACATGATGTGAGTGCTGCCTGCTTCAATAGCCATCTCAGCAAGCTGATCGCGCTGGTTTACGATCAGAGTTCCTATGCAGAAATGTGGTGTAACTTCTGTGCCAATCATCTGGCAATGCTGCATGAGCTTGGCTAGATCAAAAGCAAATGCTGCGTGCACTGTATCGCGGCAGGGCACACAGATGCTGATCTTGGCAGGTTGGATGCGTCCTAGCGCACGCTTCATCATGCCTGACATGTGTTACTTTTTCTTCTTTTTCTTCTTTTTCTCTTTGCTGTCAGCGTCCGATGCAGCTTCCACCGCTTCAAACATCTTATCGCGTAGCTCGGCCATCTCAGCTACTGCATCTGGCAACACTTCCGGAGCCTGGGTCGGCATGCTAGGAGGTCTATTCACAGCAACGCTGTTCTCAGCCTGTTCTGCAGTCTTCTTGAGGAATCCAGCGAATTGATTGGTGATGATCACGCTCTTCTTGTAGTCAGCCAATGGCAGCATACTGGCCTGCATGAGGCTGGACTTACTGGCTTGCTTGTCCGTGAGCACTTCTACACCTATTTCGCGTCCCAGCGTCTCGCTCCAGCTATCACCTTCGTTGAGCTCCAGCCCGCGTATGACATCTTCAAATTCACTGTCGTCGTAGACATCTAACCATGCATCGACCTGCGCCATCTGCTGCACCAGATCGCTGCGGTCGCGATTTAGCTGATTGTTATTGGCTGCTACTATACGAGCCTGTATGGCCTGTTCGTTGGTATCGACTATTCGGGACACTGCATATTCTGCCAGCTCTATCTCTGCGGCGATCTTGTCAATAGCGTCTGCTAGGCTTTCCTTCTGCCTCAGCGCATAGCGCATCTGTCGATGCCAGCTACCCTGTGATTCTATCTCGAAATTGCGGAATTCATAATCAGTCCTGCTGGGAATCTTATCCAACAGCTCTCGAGTCTTTGCGATATCCATGTCAGTCTCCGGTGTGAACTCACTAGAGTTTAGGCACCGTTGCACATAAGGTCAAGTTATCAAACGTAATTGAAAGGTCCAACCCTGCCGCCAAAGGTAGCGCTCAATGGCGTTATCTGGCCTGCAGTACGCAGGCCTGATTTGGTAACACCTAGCACAGCATTGAGGCTTACATTGGTGCTGGCTGCCGGTAATGCACCAGCTGTGTAAGCCGCCCATACGCCACCCATCCTGATTGCAGTGCCTGTAGCTGGGATTGCGGTTACCATTGATACCTCATGCCGTGATCACAGATTATATCAGTTATGTAGCCTGAAAGTCTATCTACCTGCTGCTTTTTCATCGCTCGAGTTCTCACGGATGTGTATCTTTGTAAGCAGAAAAATCAGCTGCGAGCGCATCGTGCTTGGCATTCAGCTCCTGTAGAGCCTTGACCAACAGAGGTATCAGTGCTGTTTCACCAAGACCCAAGAATGGTTCTGCTGTGCCATCTAACAGCGTAGTACTGTTCTCATACACGATGCTATCAATGTAAGCGGTGTCTTTCAACACTGTCTGTACATCTTGTGCTATAAAACCAACCTTGGTACCTTGGGTGAAGTTGTGCACCGGATGCGGCTTCCAATCAAAGGTCACAGGATTGAGGCTCATCACCATGTCCAGAGTCGATCCCAGAGGCGTGATGTTATCTTTATACTGTTGGTCAGATGTAGCTATAGTTGCACTTGTAGCAAAGATTTGGCTGTTAACCTGCAATCGATAATTGCCGTTGGATGCAGTGTATCCTATCAATAGGTTACCAGCATTGCCAGTGGCAGGGAATGCTTGTACCAATCGCATCTGTTCAGTGTAGACTTCTGCACCAACAGTGCCACTGTAAGTACTGAACACTAATGCATTGCCGAATCCAATACCAATGTTGCTGCCGCCCGATGCGCTGTTAGCAAATTGTATGCCGCCTGCATTGGTTCCAGCACCATCTACAACTATAGTAGCTGTGCTGCCAGATGGCAGTGTTGTTGGTCCAACTAGTAGATTGCCTTGCCCACTGAGCTGCATGATATTAGTGGTTCCGGCGTACCATTTGAACTGACGTGTGGTAACAGTGCTTGGTATGCTGTACCATAGCGTGCCGCTTTCTATGCCCAGGGCAAAGTCAGTGGCTGCTGGGCCAATAGCTGGATATAACAGCAGTTTGGTTCCCGCTGACCGTGTGGTAAACGTTGGAGCAGCTATACCGTTGACGTTCCATGCAATGCTGTTCTGCACAGCATTGGTCAGTGATATGTTGCTACCGGCCACTATTACGTTGCTGCCAACGAATAAGTTGCCTGCTATGCCGGCACCGCCTGTGGTCTGTATCGCACCACTCACAGTCGATGTAGCTGCTGCAGTGTTGAATACTATGACAGCATTGGTTACGGTGCCGCCGTTCCAAGTAGGACCTGTTTCACCGATAGGACCAGTAGGACCTATGTAACCTGTTGGACCAGTGATACTTGGACCAGTTGGACCTGTGTATCCGATTGGTCCGGGTACCGTGCTGGTAGCACCAGTTGGGCCAGTTGCACCTGTGTTAGCTGCTGTACCTGCTGCACCAGTAGCACCTCTGAGGCCAGTAGGACCAGTTGCACCAGTGTTCACTGCCGTACCAGCGATGCCTTGCGGGCCCTGCACGCCTGTGGGGCCAGTTGCACCAGTGTTTACTGCTGTACCTGGGGTGCCGCTTGGACCCGTAGGCCCTCCTAGCGGGCCGGTTGGGCCAGTAGGTCCTTGTATGTCTACCACGGGATAAGAATAAACGCTCATGAGCACTCGCAGGATTGATCTTGGATATTTAGCCCATAAATATCTGCATGGTCTACTATCCTTTACCTCTGACACCGCCGGGCGTGAACATCCGACAGGACTACAGTCCTACCAATCAATACACCATACCGCAATCTCAGACGGATTGCTGGCCCATGCGCTTGGCGCCAGACTGGCAGCAGTGTGTGATAGCTGCAAATCAAAGCACATTTTGGAGCCAGCAACAGGGTACCATGCTGCTGTGGCTCAGCATAGACCCCAATGGCATCAACGTGATCCCGCCAGGATTTGCTGGCAATCGCATCAATCTCAACGGTCTGGGCAACACTGTGTGCTACTATGCTGACACTCTCAGCGCCGATCAGATAAAACCTGCGCAGGCTGCATGGCCTCTGAACGTGAACCAGCTGGGCACTGGATCAATTCCCGCATACTGGTTGAATATACAGAACATCGACAACACTCAGAACGCCTACTATCTGCAGTTCCACTACTACAACCAGTACACCTTCTTCATACAATAACGGTAGACAGTGTGTCATAATCATGCTATATTTCTAGCATGAGCACACGCAAATTCCTCCGAGAAGTCACGGTACTTGACACCGAAACCACTAACTTAATCGCCGATCAAGCTGAGATCGTGGAGCTGGCTGCTGCTCGCTTCAACGATCGAGACGGTTGGGTGATCAGAGATAGGTTGTTCAACGCCCGCAATGGCATACCACCAGCTGCCAGCGCCAAGAACAACATTGGCCCAAGGATGATCCGAGATCAGCCCTATTGGGATCAATGTGTCAGTGAAATCAAACACATGCTGAACTGGGATAGTGCTAGATACTTCGTAGCACACAACTGCAGTTATGATCAATCTGTGCTGGCTGTGGCCTGGGATCGCTGTGGTAGCGCAGCAGACGTTGCTAGCTCGCGCAACCAGTCAGAATGGATCTGTACCTGGCGGCTAAGCAAGCACATACTAGCGCATGATTTTGGAGATATCGAGTATGGACTCAATTACCTCAGATATCTGCTTGATCTACCTGTACCTGATGATCACGTTAGCCATAGGGCGGGTGCTGACACTCTAATCTGTGCGCTGCTGTTGGAACGGCTGATTGGCATCGCTGTGGAGAAAGACCTGATCAGCCTTGGCACAGATGTGGGCGCACAGCTGCATGCACTGTGCTGGAGCACAATTCCCATCGTGTCATGGCCTTTTGGCAAGTATCGAGGCGTGGCACTCTCAGAGATACCGGATGACTATTGGGTCTGGGCACTCAAGAATCTGCCAGCACTGAATGACACAGACGCAGGCTACGACCGCGATCTAGCAGAAAATATTAGGCTGCTACTGGAAGCACGGCTGGCCGACGCAGTCTGATCAGCTTCGCAGCCTTGAGCAGCTTGCGCATGTGCACACGCTTGCCCCAATCATAGCTTTCGCGATGAGTCTCGCGGAAGCCCCACTGCCTATAAATCTTGAGGTTGCGCGACATCTTGCTGTTGGTGTATAACCTAACTTCGTCATAGCCCAGCTCACGTGCCTTGCTCTCAGCAAAAGCCAGTGCTTGCTGTCCCAGTCCCTGACCTTGATGATCAGGATTCACACACAGCGCTTGTATCATCAGGTGATCATCGGCAGGAGTTAGCACTACCATGGCATTCACACCTGCTGTGCTGTCCAGCAACCAGAGGTTCTTGGCTGCTATGTGGTGATCAAAGTTTTCAAGGAAAGTAGGCGGTGTGCGTCCTAGCAGCGGTATGTAGGCTGCGTAGGCATGGTACACGATGTGCCAAACATGGTGCATGTCAACGAAGGTGGCACGTCGGAATGGAGCTGGCTCTGTGCCAGACTGAGGTAGGTTGTACACTGCATGTAACCTCCTGCTCCTGGATCACTTGTATACCCAGGTCCTAAAGTGAATCTATTTAGTGATCTCGGTGTATCACTGGCAATATAATTGCGATTATCGGAGATAACATTCACATGGACGACAAGGTCAAGATAGCAGTACTTTTCAGAGGACCTGTGCGTCCAACAGTGCAGAGCACCGTGGCTCGCTGTAGTGAATTCATGGCCCAGATGTCTAACATACAAAATGCCACAGTAACTACCTATCTAGCCACATGGCGAGGATGGAAGAACAACACCGCAGCCGAGCTGCTGGCCACAGATATGTTCGACAATGTTATCATGCAGACTGAGCCAACAGATGCACAGATTGAACGTGCAACCAAGATCAAGAACCTTCCTAACGGTGCTGAGATACGTCCTGTTTTCAACATGTACTATCAGAGCAAGACTGCGTTGGACATGATAGCACAAGCAGACGATTACCATTACATCGTGCACACTCGCACTGATATTGCCATGCAACTTGGGCAGTTCCTGCCACAATGGTTCGATAATAATGCTTATACTGCCCCGCACGTACCAGGTGTGTTAGCACCGCACGCACCTCATGTGCCAGCAGAAGAACAATGGATGTGCGATCAGTTCGGAGTTGCTACAACACCGATGATGCATGCCGCGTGGAATTACGGCAGCATCGCAGAGCTTGGACAGAGGATAGAAGCAGCAGATAAACCAGAAGCAGTGCTGCAAAACATGATCACCGAGCGTAACATACCAACAAAAGCGCCACAGTATCTGGTTTGGCAGCTTGACCCGCAGCGCAATAGCTGATATAATTAGATACATAACGGATGGGGACAGTGCTTGCGAGATCCCGTCAGCATCCGAGACAGCAAGAGCCACAGGCCTTTGGATAAAGGTATCAAGGAGGAAAAGTGCGGACAATGACATACGTAGTTACAGATAATTGCATCAAGTGCAAATACATGGATTGTGTCTCTGTCTGCCCTTAGCTAGTAGATTGTTTCTACGAGGGCGACAACATGCTGGTGATCAATCCCAGCGAGTGCATAGATTGCGGTGTTTGCGAACCAGAATGCCCTGCTGATGCCATATTTCCTGACACCAACAAGAAGCAGGATCTCACGTCATGGTTGAAGTTAAATGATGACTACAGCAAGGCTTGGCCGCGAGTTACCAGGGCACGCCCACACGATCCGCTAGCCAAGGAATATGACGGCGAACCAGACAAGTTTTGGAAATACTTTTCCAAGGCCCCTGGACAGGGTGGTTGATACCTTAAGCCCAGCTGCCCACAGCTAGATTGCCTGTATTTGGACCGATCGGATATATCTTCATCCTGCTACCTGGCGCAACCTGGAACTTGGTTGGAGCATTACCACCGCTAAGTGTTATCTGAGGAGTAATCGTTCCGCTGGTACCGATACCAACCACACCCTTGATGTTAATCATGAAGTTGAATGTACCACCACCTGGATTACCAGTCATGTCAGTAAACGTGTTAAATCCTGCAGTTACGTTGCTGTACAAGGAGTTGGTATTCACTATCGTAGTGTTGCTGGCACTGATAGTAGTGTAGGCCACATAGTTGTGCTCAGTAAAGCCTGCAGTTCCAGCTATAGCATACTGTAAACCGCCGCCGTTACCACTGTTGGTGCGCAGCACACTGGCCCAGATCTCATAGCTGTAACGTAGTCCTTGTGTGACTGTTGCACTGAGCGTGAACAGATTGGCACCAGTACCAGGCTGCACCAAAGGTAGTGTGCGCATCTGACCTAACTCATACCATTGTTCTGCAGGTACAACACCACGTTCGCTTTGGTTAGGTGCTGCATATATCACTTGCCCGTCGTACTCAACAGCGCCAGCTGGTGGCACGTACATGAGATAGCCTGGGTTGAAATTGAGGCTTGCTGTGTCACCAGTACTGCCTGCCACGAACAGGTTGCCGACCCAAACGTTGCCAGCTATGCCAGCACCGCCTGTTACAGTCAGCGCGCCTGTGGTATTCGACAAGCTGGCATTGGTGCCATTGATACTGACGTTGTTGCCAAATGCGCCATAGACGTTGCCTACGATCACATTACCTATCAGTGACTGTGCTGATACGATGTTATTGCTGCTGCCAATGTTAGCAAATACTGCACTTGTAGTGATGCTGAGCGCATTTGCTTGGATGTAACCATTGCTTACCAAGTTGTTAACAGTGGCTGTGCCGCTAGCACTGAGTGTAGTAGTGCTTACATCGCTGTTGCTGATGATCTGATTAAACTGTGCTAACCCTATGCTGTTGATAGTAGCAGTGTTTATGTTGGTATTTGCTATGAATCCATTAGCTGTTGCCAAGCCAGTGGCATTTAGACTGCCGCTGGTTATGTCAACATTGCTGAGTATGTTATATGCTTGCAGCAGATCCATGACATTGAGACTGTCAGTGGTTGTATTAACATTTACTATCAAGCTGCCTACCTGGCTTAATCCAGTGCTGTTCAGTGTTGCAGTGGTGATGTTTAGGTTGTTCACCAGATTGTTCAGCGTGGTTAATCCTGGTACAACCAGGGTATTGTATGTAACATTAGTGTTAACAACCAGAGCATTTACCGTAGCAGTGCCGCTGCTCTGCAGAGTAGCGCCGTACACATTGGTGTTGGTGATCAGAGCATTTACCGTAGCAGTGCCGCTGCTCTGCAGAGTAGCGCCGTACACATTGGTGTTGGTGATCAGATTGTTTATGTTTGCCGTGCCGCCTAATATTAACCCGGTTGCAGTTATGCTGGTGTTGCTGGTTATGTCTCTGGCATACAAAGAACCTATCACCGACGTGGCTGATCCTATGCCCACGTTGCCGGTCGGATCTATGCGCAGGCGTTCGCCGCCTGCACCTGCTGCAAATGTCAGAGGTAGATATGAGCCCAGTCCGCGCACAGTTGATGTTATCTGTGCAGCCACGCTCTGGCTCATGGTTATCTGCAGCACAGATCCAGCAAGATTGGCCACGCTGTTGGTGTCTTCGAGGTTTAGCTGTGCTGTGGTGCCGCCAAACCCCACAGCACCGTTTGGTATGAGGCTGATCTGCGTACCGCTGTTTACGGTCTTGGTCTGGAACATCACGCGATTGGCCACAGTGGTGTTGCTGAAATCTGCGGTGATCCTGCTGGTCAGTGCAGTGATGTTGAAATACTGTCCACCAACATTGAGGTTGCCACCTATTGCAGCACCTCTGGTAACCGTGAGTGCACCGCTGTTGCTCGTTATGCTTGCATTGCTACCTGCTATGAGGAGGTTACCCTGTATAATACTGAGCTGTCCGCCAACATTGATGTTGCCAGCTATACCAGCGCCGCCTGCTGCTTGCAGCGCACCGGTGCCAACCGTGGTGCTTAGTGCAGTGTTTGTAGTAACTATCTGCAGTGCTGTGGTACCAGCAAACGAACCAGTAGGACCAGTAGGACCAGCGAGGCTTGGGCCAGTAGGACCTGTGACTGTGCTGGTTGGGCCAGTAGGGCCGGTGCCTAAGGGACCAGTTGGGCCAGTTACCGTGCTAGTAGCACCAGTAGGACCAGTAGCCCCTGTGTTAGTGGCCGTGCCTGCAGGACCAGTAGGCCCGCTTGGACCAACCTGACCGCCGCCTGATGTCACCGCAGCGTAGCCTGCTGTAGCTGAAGTGAAAGTTATGGTTAGCTGTGTGGCATTCACATATGTTATCGTTGGATAATCATAGGTGCCAACCAGGCTGACGCCGCTGGCGTTTATTACCTCGACGTTCACGTATCTCACACCTAGATTGTGATTCACAGTCCACGTTAGTGCCGGACTGACCTGAGTATACGTGAATGCACCACCTATTATTGGACTGCCTGTTGGACCAGTGGCACCGTATCCTGTGGGACCCTGGATACCTTGCGGACCTGTTGCACCAGTGTTCACTGCTGTACCAGCTGCGCCAGTTGCGCCTGTCACACCTGTGTAACCAGTTGGACCTTGTATGCCCTGCGGGCCTTGTGGACCTGCTATGCCCTGCGTTCCTGTTGCGCCCTGTGGGCCTGCTGCGCCCTGGGTACCAGTAACGCCCTGCGGACCTGCTGCGCCTTGTGGTCCAGTAACGCCCTGTGGACCTGCTGAGCCTTGTGGACCGGTAGCACCTTGCACACCGGCTGGACCCAGTGCACCAGTCGCACCCGTAAGGCTCAATCCAATTGGGCCTGTAACACCCTGTGCGCCAGTCGCGCCTTTAGCGCCTGTGACACCGATTATACCCTGTGGACCGGTCGGACCTACCTGTCCTGTGGGACCTTGCGGACCGGTGATCAAGCTAGCAGGACCTGTAGCTCCTTGTGCGCCTACTATCCCCTGTAGACCAGTTGGTCCAGACGGTCCAATCAGACCCTGTATGCCTTGCAGTCCTTGGCTACCAGCTGCGCCCTGTGCACCAGTTGCACCTTGCACACCAGCTGAGCCCTGTGCGCCCGTTGGACCCTGAGTACCTGTTGGACCAGTAGCTCCTGTGTTGCTTGCTGATCCTGCAGCACCAGTGGCACCTGTTGGTCCGCCGCCTGCTGCTATAGCAGCAAATCCAGCTATGGCAGCACCGAATACTATGGTGAGCTGATTGACGCTGTTATATGTTATGGTATATGTGCCAACTGCACTGGTGCTGCTGGCATTGATAACTGATACGTTCACGTAACGTGTGTTTAGATTATGGACTACTGTCCATGTTGTCGCTGCTACTGCCTGAGTAAAGGTAAATTGTCCGCCAACCACTGTTGCACCAGTTGGGCCTATAGCACCAGATGCTCCGGTCGCACCCTGTGCGCCTGTTGCGCCCTGTGCGCCTGTTGCACCTTGCACACCAGCAGAACCTTGTAAACCGGTTGGACCTTGTCCGCCAGCTGCACCTTGCGGGCCTGTCACACCCTGTGGACCTGCTAAGCCCTGTGGACCAGTGCTGCCCTGCACGCCAGCTGGACCCTGAGCACCAGTCTGTCCCTGTGCACCTTGTCCACCGCCGGGGCCAGTTACCATGCTTGCAGCACCAGTTGGACCTGTGCCTGCAGGTCCAGTTGGACCAACCTGACCGCCGCCTGAAGTCACTGCAGCGTAGCCGGCTGTAGCTGTAGTGAAAGTTATGGTCAGCTGTGTGGTGTTAACGTAGTTTATGGTTGGATAATCATAGGTGCCAACCAGACTGTTGTTGCTGGCATTTATTACTTCCACGTTGACATACTGATAGCCAAGATTGTGATTCACAGTCCATACGGTTGCAGCAACTGATTGTGTGTATATGAATGCACCAGCTATCGCCTGCGGACCAGTTGGACCAGTGCTGAAAGGACCAGTAACACCCTGTGGACCCTGAGGACCAGTTGCGCCTTGTGCACCAGCGGGGCCTTGCTGACCTGTTGGTCCTAGATTACCAATCGTACCCTGCGATCCAGTTGGTCCCAGGAAGCCAGCTACGCCCTGAGGACCAGTTGCGCCTTGCACACCTGCTGGTCCTTGAGGACCTGTAACTGTGCTGGTTGCACCAGTCGGTCCAGTTACCATGCTAGTTGGACCTGTTGGTCCAGTTACCGTGCTGGTAGCACCAGTCGGTCCGCTTACTGTGCTGACAGGCCCTGTTGGACCCGTTACTGTGCTGGTAGCACCAGTGGGCCCTGTAGCACCCTGTGTACCTGTGCTACCCTGTGGTCCTGTTATGGTTGACGTGGCACCTGTTGGGCCGGTTACTGTGCTAGTAGCTCCAGTTGGTCCTGTGATGCTCGGGCCAGTTGGACCAGGTACGGTTGATGTAGCGCCTGTGGGACCAGTGACACCTTGCACACCAGTCCATCCAGTGTAACCAGTAGCACCTTGAACACCAGTAGCACCTGTTGGTCCAGTGACTGTGCTCTGAGGACCAGTTGGACCTTGAATGCTAGCTCCTGCAGCGCCTGTTGATCCAGTGGGTCCTGTTACTGTGCTGGTTGGACCAGTATAACCAGTGGGTCCTGTTACCGTGCTAGCTGCCCCAGTCGAACCTGTGCTGCCGGTAAATCCAGTAGCGCCTGTAGATCCCAGATGTCCAGTGACACCTGTTGGTCCGGTCTGACCTGTAGCGCCGGTAACTCCAGTAGCACCAGTTGCACCTGTGGCACCGGTATTGACGGCAGTGCCTGGCACGCCTGTTGCACCTGTGTAACCAGTAGGACCAGTTGGACCTGTATCGCCAACAGGCCCTGTTGGACCCGTGAATCCGGTCGGTCCGCTATAGCCAGTTGGTCCTGTATAACCTGTATAACCTGTTACACCTGTGTAACCAGTATAGCCAGTTGGACCCGTAACTCCCGGTCCGGTCGGACCAGTAGGACCATTGGCAGGGCCTGTCGGACCTGTAGCACCAAGCCCAGTTGGACCTGTTAACCCTCTGTTACCAGTGTTACCAGTAGGGCCAGTTATGCCGGGACCTTGTGCACCTGTGTGTCCAGTAGGACCAGTTGAACCAGTATACCCTGTTGAACCTGTGACACTGGCACCAGTAGCGCCCTTGGCGCCAGTTGGGCCATTTGGAGCACCGGTGGGACCAGTTATCAATGATAGAGATGCGCCGTTTAGTATCAGGTTGCCAGTTATGTTGACATTACCTGTAAACGTATAGACATTATCGGATGTATTGGCTTGGTATGACATGCTGGGATATTTAGCTGGTTAGGCTGTCAACCTTAAACCAACATCCGAGATGTGTCAGGTATTCAATACTGTCCAGGCCATCGCAGCATACCACAGCGTGTGAGCTATTTGATCCATGCCCTGTAAGTGCCAGAATGCCCTGTCCTTGAGAGTCCATTCCATGCCAAAACGTATGCGGCTTTTGATATGATCTATGGCATAATGGCACGCAAATTCTGCCAGTGCCAACAGTGCAGCTAGCTCTAACCCAGCAAATAGCACAGTGACCACAAAGCCTAGACCCGCATGATCGCAGCTGTGTATGAAGTTCTTGTAGCTGAACACGGGCAGCTTAGCAGTATCTCCGCCTGGTATGCGGCCCTGCAGCATGAGATCAGCGATGCTGTGTTTGATCAATAGCAGCGTTAGGTAAAGCAGTGCTGTGTTAGTGGTCATGTGAGTCAGTGGCCAGTGCCACAGCCATCTTGTAACTATCATAAGCCAGCTTGACGTTGGGGTCTGATTCGCGCAGCTGTTTCTCCAGCTTGGCATCAGCCAAGTGTGCTCGAAGGTCTTCTAACATCTGCGTGAGCATGTAGCCAGCACTTACTGAGATGTCTACACCACCGTAGCTGTCCATCTTTTGGATTTGTATCCAACCATCACCACTCACGTTCTTGATCATGATTCGTCTCCCACAGCTGATTATGCCACAACAGCGGTATTATCGCAACTAGCTTATCATTATTTGCACATGCACAGATCTCATCTTAAATATAAACTAGGGTAAACAGCAGGAAACACTATGAAAAGCATGGCATGCGATAAGATGTGGACTATGATGAACGTTAAATCTAACAAACGTCAGATAACCACATGCTGCCTCAGATATTCAGATGCGATACCATTGGAAACGCTGCAGGATCTTGGACCCAAAATTTTCACTGACGCATTACCTACTGTGCGACAGGACAGAGACCAGTTCATAGATGATAATATCATACCAGATGCCTGCAAAGTGTGCAAGGACACGTGGCCCAATTCGCTGTGGCACAGCTGGAACGAATGGAAAGAACGAGATTGGACTGACAACGAGCTAGAACATCTGAGATCAGCAGAAATGTTGAATCTCATCGAGATAAGTCTTTCCAACGTTTGCAACCAAACCTGCATGTACTGTGGTCCGGAAAACAGCAGCGATTGGGCCAAGATACTGGGTATCCAACAAGAAGATACGTCTGACTGGGAGCTTACCATGCTGCAATCTCTGTATGCGTTCATAGAGCAGACTGTGAATCTGCGGCCAGGTAGGATGACCTACAATTTCCTAGGTGGCGAACCTCTGCTTAACCTCAACATGTATGATGTCATAGACGGCATAATATCAAGCCATGCCAATGATCATTATCCAAACCGCAAGAAGGAGATAATGATCACGTCCAATCTCAACGTCAAACCCATATTGATTGACAGGTTGCTGGCCGTGATAGACGCTAATGAAGGCTGGCGCTGGATGATCAAGGGCAGCATAGACGCTGTTGGTACCACTGGCGAAACTGTGCGAGACGGGCTTAGCGTGGATCTCTTCCAAGAAAACCTAGAGAAGCTGCTGAAAAATCCAAAGGTCAGCATCGAGATCCTACCCAGTGTCAGCGTGCTTAGCTTGCCAGAGTTCTCAGATTTGATCAAGTGGGTCAAGGACATTATGAAGCGCAATAATCTCATGGACCAGTATGGTACCAGATGGCGCATGGGCATCAACGTGGTGCACTATCCCGAGGCCCTGCATCCGGGCAATCTCTCAGAAGATTTCCGTGACTGCATAACTCGATGTTTGGAGGAAGCTGCTGAAATTCCTGACACTGGCAACAGGAATTCGTTCCTGCTGCACATCAACAACATGGGTGGGATCATAGGCACCAAGCGTTCTGAATCAGACCGCGCAGAGATGCGACGTTGGTTCAAGCAGCAGGGACAGATCAAGAGCAAGGACTATTGGTCCCTGTTTCCCCTGCTAAATCAGCTCTGCGGTCCTGCTGATTGACGTGTTTAGATAAACCAACCCCAGATAGCGTCGCTGAGCAGCAGAGCTCCGATCAGACCGCAGGCAATGCTGGCCCACAGCATTTCCATGCTCACTGCAAGTATCGCAGTTGAGCTGAGCACTATGGCAATCTGTAGCGCAGCACTGCTGAAGCTGAAGTAAGGTCCGTGTGCCTTGGCAGCATCGCGCTCTTCTTCTAGCACTTTGGCCTTGGCCAGCAGTTCGCGCTTGCCCTCACCAGTCTTGGGATCGCTCTCATAGCTAGATATCTTAGCCCTGATCTCAGCAGCCTTGGCATCGTCCTTGCGTGCCAGCGCGTCATCTAGGGCATATTCAGCTAGATTCTGTTTGATGCTCTTGGCCTGATAGAAGTTGTAGACATCGTTGATCTTCAGCGTGTTGGTCAGCACCCGGCTGCTGACACCGTTGGCGATCAGAGTTCCAATAGCCAATAGTGCCGCCAGTATGCTGATGGTTATGGCCCCACGGCCCTTCATCACTGCTTCGCCTTCGCTGCGACTTAATACCTTACCAGTCTTGTCCTTTAGTGCCATGTGAGATCTCCATAAATGCACACATGCTAATTTATCTGATCAGGGACAAATTTACTCTTGCACCATAGCTGCTATAGCTGCTGTCTTTGGATAGATCGCGCGCCAATCTCCTCCGCCCCAGCGGGCCTGGCTGTCATCTAAGAACCCAGTCAACAATCTGGTTTGTTTGATGCTAGGCTGATCTGATGGTAGCGCAAGCCATGTGGATATCTGCTCACTGATCACGTTAGCATGCGAGAGGTCTGACGTTGCAAACGCAGACAACAGAGATTGAAAGTGCTGTAGCTCATCTCGGAACGATCCAAACCATTCTGCAGGATCCAACGCTGGAGGATCAACTACCGGATTGATCTCGTCCCAGATCGGAGCATTACAGAGGCTGGATCTGCTATCAAAAACAAACTGTGCCAGTGCAGGCATGGATTCTAACGTCAGTGGTGTTAGTGTTAATGCTGGACGCATGATCACGGGTTTTGATCCCAGTCGTAACCAATTGTCTCGCCACCGTTCCCAGTTACAGTTCTGCCTCTGCCAATCATTTTGATTACCTACACCATCGACACTGACACGGAAATATATGGTATTACCCTGGTCTACCAACTTATCTAACAGCGATTCTATGCGTGAGAGATAGCGATCTGGCGTGTTGAGATTGGTGTTGAACACTATTTCAACATCGTGCCATGATATCTTCTCCAGGATATCATAGGTATCCTGTATCAAGAAAGGTTCGCCTCCGGTTAGATTTATGCGGTGTATCTTCTGCTGGTTTGCTAACAACCAATTGTAGAATTGTGCATGCAGATCCTTGAATACAGCACGTTGTTTGCTCGCAGCTGCAGGCTCTTTGTTGTACTGGGTATCATCATGTCTGAGAGCCCATATGCTGCTGCTGCGAGGCCCACAGTATCTGCAGGCCATGTCGCAGGTATTACCAAGGTTTATCTCTACGACTATGTCGTCGTAGCTATCTAGAGACTGAGGTATGAGAGTCGGACGCGCTGTTCCCTGCCTAGGGCTCCATTGGCTGTTGGCTTCGAGATCCCAGCAGTGCCTGCAATCCGCAGGTTTACGCCCCTGTAATTGGTCCTGCCTTCGTGATTTAATAGCAGGACCATTGAACCAGTCCTCACCTGCTACCATTGGTTTCCACGGAGTCTTGCAGCATACTCGCTGTTCCATGTTAGCTAGATCAAAAAGGAAATAATTCCAGCTGCGTGCACAGTAAGTGTCCATGTATGCCCTTTATACCAGATATTTATTGGTTAGTAGCACACATGGACCTGCGAGTTATCTCACTTCTTGCTGCTTTTGGCTGGCTGTGCTGAGACAGCTGTGCGCGGTGGATTGGCCACGCTTTCCTTGAGTTTGGGCTTCTTGGGCTTCTTCTTGCTCATGGGATCTGCCATGTGATTCTCCTTGTTTGGCTATCGCATTCAGCGACAGTTAATGTTAAGGATTTGACAGTATGAGATCAACTTAGGTTGATGGTCTTCCATCCAGTGCTGGTCTTGAAATACAGCACATCACCGTTGCGTGTTAGGTCGCCTATGCTGCCTTCTGTGGTCGGTACAGTGCCAAGATCAGGTAGGCTAAGCAAAGCTTGGCTGCTGAAAGTCCAAGTCTTTGACGTAGCCAGTATGCTGATGTTGCCAACGGTTTGTAACAATCCATTACCCGTGTTTGATATGGGCAGGTTTAGCTCACCGTTTGGCCCAAAGATCCAGTTATAGCTGCCGTTGCTACGCAGGGTGTAACCGCTGCCGTTGGTGTAGAATCCACGACCTGACGAGTCGCGCAGATCCAAGCTGGTGGTAACTGTGTTGTCTGTGGCAAACTGGCCCGTGATGCTGCCGTTGATCTTGGCGCCATTGGGGAAGATGGTGTTACCATCTGAGCCAAACAGCCAACCGTAGGTACCACTGTCAGTGGCGGCATTGCTGTTGATGCGCACAGTACCTTGGCTGCCCACTGTTAAGTTTGTGTCAATGGTCTGCAAATAATTGTTGCGTGGCAGCGTGAGTATGCCATTATAGCCAAAGGTCCATCCCTGTGTTTGGTCAACATTGGGTATTATGGTAATGTTGGTGTTGTCGGACTGCAACGAGAAGCTGTCCCAGTTCTGAGTCCTGATGATGCCCTTGTCTGGTATTTCTAGCGTCCCACCATAGCCAAAGGTCCACACGTTGCCAGTCTCTGTGGCAAGGTTTCCTGCGAACACTCGCACACCATCCTCATTGCCTGCTATCACGCCCTGACTTGGCATGATAAACCTACCCACGCTATCAGCATCAAAGGTGAAAGTGTGGGGGCCGCTGGTGATGTTTACCCAACCAGTGGTGCTGGTGATGTTGAGATTGCCACTGGCAGTGACGATGTTGCCTGAGGCGGGCAACGTGAGGGTGCCATCTTGGCTAAATGTCCACGTGTAGGGCAATGCCAACCCAGTACCAATGGTCACCGGACCATAATAATTGTATAACAGTGCAGGATCGCCACTGCCATATGTGGGAATAACCAGTGCAGTTGTGGATCCATGACTGAGGTCTGAATTGTTGACGGTTACGCCATTTAGGCTATACATGGTTGTATTCACAAACGAAATATTACCTATGTTACCACCACCGCCTGCTGGACCTGTGGCACCAGTAGGACCTGGTACTGTGCTAGCTGTACCTGTAGGACCAGTGCGTCCTACGGGTCCAGTGATGCTGACACCTGTCGGACCTGTGCTACCTGTTGGTCCACCCAGGGGACCTGTGGGTCCCGTGCTGCCCCTGATGCCTTGTTCACCGCGCGGGCCAGTTATGTTACCTGTTGGGCCAGTTGCCCCAGTTGGACCACCCAGTGGACCAGTAGGACCTGTACGACCTATGTCACCCATGGGTCCTGTGATGCCCTGCGTGCCCTGATAGCCTCTGGGACCCTGTGGTCCAGTTGGTCCTCCCAGAGGTCCAGTTGGTCCAGTCTCGCCTCTGAGTCCCGTTGGACCTGTAACACCATCGTAGCCTGCACTGCCTGTGGGACCTGTGGCACCAGTTTCGCCCACGCCTGGACCAGTGGGACCAATATAACCACGCTCTCCAGTAGGACCGGTAGCACCCGGCGCACCCACACCGCCCTGTGCTCCAGTTGGTCCACCAAGAGGACCAGTTGGACCTGTCTCACCTCTGAGCCCGGTTGGACCAGTAGCGCCGTAGCCAGTGGGACCGGTTGATCCTGTGGGACCAGTGTCGCCCATATCTCCAGTTGGTCCTGTGACTTGGCTGTCCAATCCATAGGGACCAGTGGGGCCCTGCGAACCTGTGGGACCTGTGATATAATTGACCGTGGTAACCATCAATGTTTCCTGTGTGATGCAGGATATTTATGGAGGGTGCGCACCATAAATATCTGACCATGCGCATGCTTGAGCTACTTGAACACACTGATGACCTAGACGAAGCCAGCTTGCGAGACCTTGCCAAGGCTGGTGTCATAGGCGCTGGCCTCATAGGTGCAGGATTAGGTGCCAACAGCATGCTAAGCAAGGCACCTGATCCCACGGCGATCACACAACCAGCTCAGGCTGTGAAAACTGCCCCTTCGTCTGATGCAGTGGACAAAGCACAGCACCAGGCAGAGCCTCAAAAGGCACAGAATAATCCAAATTTTCCAGCTGAGCTCAAGGGGTTAGATAGCAAGGATGCCAAGACACGCGTCAGCACCTTTGCCCGGGTGGTGCTGCCTTTGATAGACGCTGAGAACGCGGAGATACGCAAGCAACGCCAAGCATTGACACAGCTGAGCAAGCAGAAATCACTGACCAAGGCACAGGCAGATTGGCTGGAAGGCATGCGTGAATACTACAAGGCAGACAGCCTGCAGGATCTGCTGGCCAAAGTAGACATTGTGCCACGCAGCATGGCACTAGCACAAGCAGCAGTGGAAAGCAGTTGGGGGCAGCAGCCTCTGGCACAGCAGGCCAACGTGTTCTATGGCCAAAAGACTTTTGATCCAGAGGCACCCAGTGCCACAGGTCAGTACGGTGAGAAGTATCGTGCGTTTGATAGTCCCCAAGACAGCGTGCGTGCCTACATGCGCAATCTCAACACGCATCCTGCTTATGAACCATTCAGGTCAGCCCGAGCAGAGCTGAGATCCAAGAACCGGCCACTGCAGGGTGCACAGTTGGTCAAGAGCCTGGGCAGCTACAGCACCAAGGGTGGTTATGGTCAGCAGCTGCACAGCATCATACAAGGTCGTGGTCTGAATAAACTTGACACCAATTGATCACCTGCCTATCATTGGTGCATGACAGACAAACTCAGTGAACTGGAACGTTGGGAAAAGCTGCGCAATCGAGCCATGGATCGCGGCTTCATAATGAACGTGGACCGACACAAGATTACCATGGCCCCCAGCGTGCTCAAGGTGCTTGATCACAGCAAGCGTGGCGCAGTGTCCTTCCTCAGCTTGGAAGAAGTAGAAAGCTGGTTGGACGGCTATGATTGGATGCTGGCACATGCCACCGGCATGGGATTCAATATCAAAGTAGCTGAAAAAGATGCGTATGACCAGTGGGATCAGCATCGTATTCTCAGGGTTCTCAGCAGCGATTAAACAAAAAACTTTGATTTTTCATCTTTTCGGTTGACGTTTATCACACAGGCTGTATAAATAACTCATGATGACAACATTCGCGCCTAAATCAACCAGCTTTACACAGCAGCACAGCTATCAAGCCATGCCCAATACCATTTGGCTGGCAATAGCTGGAGTCCAGCTCTGTGGCTTAGATCGCGGCGTGGAATTGCCAGCAGAGGGGTGTAGAGGATAGTGTAGCAGCCAAAAGCAGCACAATTATTCCAAAACACCCCCAGAATCGAAAGATTCGGGGGTTTTTTATTGGTGTGAAGCGGGACTGATAATCCAGCTGTTGATCGCCGAGTGTGGTACATGGGGAAACGTGGTCCTCGCCGGGCACTATAAACTTCTGGCAAACGGGCGGCCCTGGTGATGGAATCCCTTGTGTGGGACTAAAAACCCAGGTTGATAGACAAGCGCATTGGCCACGACGTGGTGATCGATGATGCGCTTCTCTATCCGTTGCGGCAACACAACGTATGCTCCCATCATCTAGCGGCCTAGGATATCCGCCTTTCACGTGGAACACACCGGTTCGAATCCGGTTGGGAGCACCATTCTTGGAGACACACATGCAGGGATATCTGATCATAAACACCAATGAGCAAGGCACGGTGACCACATACACACAATTTAACATGGCTGTGTGGACACATGTGATCAACGAGATATTAGAGCAGCGTCCAGATATCTGTTTTGAGCAAAGCGAATCACCAGATCCCAGCGGACGCTATTGTGGGATAATAGAAACTTTTTGGCGCATAACTCAGTGGTAGAGTACTGTCCTGATAAGACAGAAGTCGTTGGTTCAAATCCAACTGTGCCAACCAAGTAAATAGGTTAATTAGTAAACAATACCTATCACGTGCGGGAGGGCACACACATGAAATACCTAGTACCATTGCTGCTGATCAGCAGCACTGCCGTGGCAGAAGACAGTGTTTCACGCTGTGCCGGCGCTGACAAGATATTTCCCTATCTGAACCAGCAGTACGGCGAGATAGCATTCGCAGAGTTTCTTGATCCGCAGAATCACCACATGGTCATGTTGGTGAGCCCCAAGACCAGCACATGGACAGTGCTGATGGAGGAGACCACAGACCACTTCTGCGCAGTGGCAGCTGGCACCAAATTTGAGCCTGCTGACCAGAAAAAGTTTGAGAAATACCAAGACAAGAAGCCAGAAATACCAGGTTGATCATCAACGGGAGAGCTGGACGGAAACTCCAGCTGTGACTCAACGTCGCTGTTGAGCTCCCGCCCAGTTTGAGCTAGCGGTAGAAGGATCACAGCCCGGCCATGACCCGGACATCTGTGTGAACCACGGCGATGCTCATCAATCTTGGACCAGCGGTAGAGGCAGCGCAGCGCATGGCTCTGAACCACAGCGGGTGCGCACACGGCTGGTCCAAACCCAGATGCCGCCTTGGTTCAATGGTAGAACGCGAGTTTGTGGAACTCGACACAGTGGTTCAATTCCACTAGGCGGTACCAACAAGGCAAGATCCCAGAGGCCCCATAGGCAGCTGTAGGGGATCGCTGCGCAGGCGGGACGGGGGCCGTGCGTGGGTGAGCACCATTGACGCAGCTCACATAGGCATTATCATGTAAGACATTTTGATAATCAGCACAGAGGTAACATGCCAAATCTAGTTCCAGTGGTAGTAGAAAAGGAAGCCGGCGGCGAACGCAGCTATGACATCTTCAGCAGATTGCTCAAAGATCGCATCATCATGTTAGACACAGACGTGAGCGAGCACAGCGCCAGCTTGATCGTGGCCCAGCTGCTGTTCTTGGAGAGCCAAAGCCCCAAGAAAGACATCTACATGTACATCAACAGCCCAGGTGGCGTGGTCACAGCTGGCATGGCCATCTATGACACAATGAATTTCATCAAACCAGACGTGTGCACCATAGTCATGGGACAGGCCTGCAGCATGGGCAGCTTATTAGCCACAGCAGGCGCAGCAGGCAAGCGTTACATGCTGCCCTACGCACGCCACATGATACATCAACCTAGTGGTGGTGCTCGTGGTCAGGCCACTGACATCCAGATCCAGGCCCGTGAGATACAGAAGATGAAGACTTATCTCACTGAGATCTACGCCAAGCACAACACAGCTGGCAAGACCTTTGCAGATCTCAGCGCTGACATGGAACGCGACTTCTTCATGAGCGCAGAAGAAGCGCTGGCCTACGGCTTGATCGACAAGATCATTGCCAACAGAGACAGCATCACAGGCGAGTAAAATAGTGGTTGACAGCAGCTGTAACCGTGCTATTGTACGGTATAGCTGCTGTTTGACATGAAAATCTGAGGTAACGCAAGTTATCTCTTCACAGATACACTGCCCAGACGTGGGGTATGATACATGGATCAGTTGACTCTGATGCCATTATGGTTTGAGTCCATGACAGTGTGTCTTTGAAGGGATAATTGGGCTCGGCAGAGCCAACGAGGCAAACATGTGGAGCTTCGGCTGACGTAGACGTTGTTGATAATTCTGAAAGTGGATTGACCTATCCTAGGCCGGTTCTTTCTAACTCAGACGGACTCGACTCTGGAACCAAGCGGAAGGCCACATCAATGGTTGTAGGTGACGATTGGTGATATAGGAACCTTCGGAAATTGTGGCAGTATGGCACTGCCGGTGAAGCACCCAGGGAGATGCTGGGACAGCAGATGAGCAATCATCTAACAGAACAAATGCCAAAAGTTTGGGACGGCTGCTCAGACGGCGGATGGGCACGGGGCTGTAAACCTCGCACATAAGAAACGGAGTAGGTTCGAATCCTACCCGTCCCACCAAATACCAGACTATCAGTCCGGCAATTCTGTATAAATAATATACAGGAGATTGATATGTTTAAGAACAGCAAGAAACAAGGCGATGCTGCATTAGGCCAAGCTATTGCGTATTTCACAATGCTTGGCTATGATGTTGCGTTGCCGTTAACAGATAGCGCAGATTGGGATCTAATTGTTGAAATGGAAGATGGGCTAAAGAGGATACAAGTAAAGTCATCCTTCCAACTTAACAAATCGGGTGTGATGATGTTTAATTGTGATGTGAAGGGCGGTAATCAAAGCTTTAACAAGCCCGCCAAGACTATACAGTCACAATGTTGGGATTTAATCTTTTTACATCATATGGTTACCGGAAAACAAGCATTGATACCTAAAGAAGTCCTCATAACAAAAGGTCAAATCAACTTAGGTAGCACTCAATGTAAGTACAAGCAATATTACATAGGTGGTTGATATCGTACCACTCACCAACTACATCGGGGTATAGCGAAGTCTGGCCATCGCGCCTGGTTTGGGACCAGGAGACCCTCAGTTCGAATCTGAGTACCCCGACCATGATTCTAGGAGGCAGAGTAGCCATACACGGTCATGCCAAACGGTCACTGCTTACCACCCATCAGGGTAGAACTAGCACACCCTGGCATGGCGAGGTCGGGTTGCGGGGTGCCGATATGTAGGTCCCGCTTAGAACCTTGGGAACCCGTGCGCTGAAAAGAGGGTCGACACTCGTCCCTCCTAGATACCTCTCTATAAATATCTATATGAGGATTAGATATGAATAAAGAACTTGATGAATATCGTCAGTCAAATTATGATGACACATCATCAAATCCTCACAAGCTGAAAACAGTGATTTCTCCAACTAAACCAGGATCTGGTTGGGTGGAAGTGACACCAGACATTGTAGCAAAATTAGAAATTTCTACAGTTAATATCAGAAATGCAGTCAAGAAACTCAAAGATATAATGACAAATACCGTTACGTATCCTGCTCATTAGCACCCGTATGCCGCCTGGCTTCGAACCAGGAGAAAGCTAATGGAATCATGGGGGTTCGAGTCCCTCCGGGTGCGCCAATGCTCAGTTTGTTTCCGCAACGCAACATCGCAGCATACCCTGGGTAGTAGCTGTGGATTGGTCCAACGGAGAGGACGCTACCCTAACGGGCAGAAGTGCGGGTTCGAATCCCAGCATCACGATGTTGCGCTGCGGAAACAAACGGTTGACAGCATGTGAAAACGTGCTAATGTGAGACATGGACTGGTAGCCAAGCGGTAAGGCCCGCCTCTCATAAAGGTGTCAGCGTAGGTTCGAATCCTACCCGGTCCACCAAAGTTTTATTCTGGTGTAGTCAAATAGTAAGGACAGCACGCTGTTAACGTGTCTCATGTTGGGGCGGAACCAACCACCAGAGCCAATTGGCAAGGGGAACATCCGGGAAGTGCGGCGTGAGTCACGTGTCATGCAACGCGGCCCCTTGCTGTTGATGTTAGAGGGTTGTAGGTGACCTGTATGGACTGGGAACCTTCGCACAGATATCACGGACCCATAGCTCAATAGGTCGAGCAAGCGGCTTTTAACCGAGAGGTTCCCAGTTCGAGTCTGGGTGGGTCTACCAAACTTTATGGACCGGTGTCCCGAGCGGCGAAGGGGGCTGACTCTTAATCAGCTAATACCGTGGGTTCGAGTCCCACCCGGTTCACCAAACTCGCAGTAGACAATCACACAGTCTGCTGTATAATATGAACATGCCCCATTAGCCCAACTGGTTAGAGGTGCTAGACTTAGAATCTAGAGGTTCTCAGTTCGAATCTGAGATGGGGCACCAAATTTATGCGAGCGTAGTGTAACGGCGAGCACCACGGCCTCCAACTCCGTTAGTCAGGGTTCGAATCCTTGCGCTCGTGCCATTATTGAGAAAGGACGCTATCATGACCGACGACGCAAATACCAAACCAGAGTTCAAGATAGTGTTCGCACCAGGCAGCTTTGACGACTTTGAAGGCACTCAGGCTGAGCTTGACGAGTTGGTAGCTGCTATCACCGAAGAGCTGAGCAGCGGCAATGTTCTGTCAGCTAGCACAGAGATCACTGCTGAAGACTGGGCAGCACTGCCTGATCATGTCAGAGATAGCTTGATTGCAGAATTCGAAGCCATCGAGGCTGAGGCTACGACCACCAGGACTCTGCACTAAATATCTGATGAAGATAGCAGATTTATTGACTGAAAAAAAAGTACAAACCATCAAGAGTGCCACTGGCAAGCACGGTGAGATCAATCGCCGCAAGGCCAAGGCTGCGGTGGATCCGCATAACTATTTCAAGAACGAGAAAAGCGCTTACCAAAACACAAAGTGAGCCTGCAGGGAGGTGTTGGCCATCTCACCGCTTTCATACGGCGGTCAATCGGGTTCGATGCCTGATGCAGGCACCATGCCATCAAGGTTGCAAAGCCAGTCATGCGGCTGTAAATATGTGTAGCATGCGACAGTGCATGCTCAACCCAGGGAGTGCATGAACATGGCATGGACCACACCCACGATCTCCGAAGTAACCTGCGGCATGGAAGTAACCAGCTACAGCTCAGCTGAGATCTGACACAGTTGGGATGGCTGAAGCCATCCCAATTATTCCCTAATAGATTGCTTCATTACTAATCTGGTGAAAGCGCCTACCTGAATAGCAGCAGAGTCTGGATCGAAACCAGGAGGTAGCACCATACAATGACTAACCTAAATAACAGGGGCATGGGCGGTTCGACTCCGTCCCCAAGCACTATCTATCTGCTGGCTTGCTCTAGCTCTAGCTCAAGTTCTCTGACCTTATGCCATAAATCTTCTCGCTGAACAGCGGGCATGATGTGTATGGCTCTGTATAATATCTCTATGTTCTTGCGAGAATATGCTGACACCTTGTCAGCATCTATGCTAGATAGGGTTCCGCGATCTGGCAGTGCCATTCCAAAGAAAAGCGCTCGGTAATCCAATACAGTGTAAAGTTCGGTCCTAGCCCCACACCAAGCTCTGGTGTAGGTGAGATATTCGCTGTTAAAATAACGATTATAATCGCTGAAGTTTATCTCCTTGAGCACATAACTTTCGAAGCTATCAGGGTCAGACGGATCACGGTCATGTGCCTTGCAGTCGCAGAAGTAGGATATGCTGAATGGGGTACCATTTAGATCCACTCCGCAGGTATTGTTCTGCGTGAGACCGTTTATGGCATTTAGATATTCTATGTTATCCAAGACACCATCATAGCGATTGCTGTTGAGCAACTGTAGGAGGTATGCGGTCTTGTATTTGTAATCAGTGGTGAACTTGTTCTTGTAGACTTCCAACAGCTTGGGTATCCAACAATCCTGTTCTGCTACCGTTATGGATATCAGCTCATCTGTGCTGAAATCAAAAACATGGCTGGTTATGTAGGGTGGTTCGTGCCCCAGTGCTGAACGCCTCGTTCCCCAGTGTCTTGGGCTCTTGAGCATGCCTACTGCTCTAGCATAAAGTTGGTCAGGATCAGCTTGGTAATGCACAACACCAGATCGGACAGCGAGACTGTTCTCATCCATCTGTAACCATGGTATGTCAGCAGTCCAGTCATTGCTGGCACTGGGTTCGCGCCGCCATCCGTCGCCCATCATGCCGCCTATGAAATGGCAACCTGCGCCAGTTGGGCATATCATCGTCGTGCCTACGTGCATCTGCTGATGCTTGAAGTCTTGCCACAGCCTGTGGTCAGTCATATCTATGATCATCATATAATTTATGGTACAAAACTGCGCATGTCGATCTCTGGTGAGATCACCTGTCTGTCTAACAGGTCAAGGTGGGTTCGATTCCCATCATGCGCGCCATTTACAATCTCTAGTAGAAGCTATATAATGCTACAGACGGTCTGGTGTCAGAGTGGCTATGTAGAGGACTGCAAATCCTCCTACGGGGGTTCGATTCCCTCCTAGACCTCCAACTAAATCTTGATGGCTTTGACCAATAGGTGCCATCCGAGATATTCCTTGACAGCAGCACGCATGTCCTCAGGCATGGCGGCAAACCATGGTTCAAGCTCATAACGTCCTGCCTTGTAAGCATCCACGTTGTACATGAAACAGTGGTCCTGCCGTATGCGCCCGATGGTGAACAGGCCATCCACTAGATCATAGATGTCATCGTGAGTATAGGTCTTGGCATACGGGCATGCAGCTTGCGCTTCGTACTGATCTAATCCCTTGCGTATCATGGCATATTTCCAGCTGTTTGCCGCATATACCATGAATCGCAGTTCACCTTGGTCAGCCAATACCGCATGTGCATTGGCAATGATACCGCGGTCATTGGGGTGATGATGTATGACGCCGCAGCTGTAGACCAGATCAAACTGTCCAAGGTCGCTGAGATCACTGCTGGCATCACGTTGATGGAATTCGCCAGGTAGATCAAATACCGCAAAACGATCGCGTGCGACTGCTAGGCTCTGTGCGCTGAGATCGATGCCAACATATTCAGCACCGTGTCGTGCAAATTCTTCAGCATCTGCACCTATGCCGCAGCCTATCTCCAGCACGCGCCGTCCCTGCCAATGATGGAAGGCTGCGAAGTCTCTGATGTGAGGTTCCACGAGATATCTGCGTGCATTGGCTTCGCGATAGTATTCAGCGGTGCCAATGGGTTTGGTGCTGTGTTTGATGTTGCAGGGCTGTGTGTCCCAGTAACGCTGTATCTTTTCTATCAAATCCATGTGATACTTACCATGCAAATAGGGTGTATAGTTCAGCGGTAGAACACTTGGTCGACATCCAAGTGGTCGTTGGTTCAAGCCCAGCTACACTACCCAACATCACAGCTGTATGGCTATGCTCTGTTCGTTCACAGGGAGGTCGTGATCTGCATTGTCAGCTTTGCGACGATTTGCTGGACAGTGCCACACACATACCGCAAAGCTGCCATGTTCCCAGCTGTTTTCTATGCGCTGCATGGCTTGGCTGTGCATGATGCTGTGCGGATCATGCGCCTTGGCATCCAGCTGATCAAACAGATCGCCCAGGAACTCCCTGGTCTGCGGCAACACCAAGTTGCTAGCACACCAGCAGCAGGGCATGAGATATCCGTCGGATGCCAGATAGGCTTCCTGCTCAGGTTCGGCACCATCCCTGGATCTGCAGGCAGGATCAACTTGCGGCATTCACACTGTCCCTGATCTGTTCAAAGGTTTTGGTTGGTATCAACGACTGATGCTGCTGCTCGTATCGTGTGCTCCATATGCACAACAATTCGTTGAACCCCAGAGATCGTGCCATGTCAATGCCCGCGGGTATGTCATCTTGATTGTGACTGAATATTATCCATTTCCAGCACATGCGCACCTCGGGATTTGCTGCACGCAGCGTGCGTATGCCAGCTTCCACGGTAGGCCATCTGCTGTTCACGCGATAGAGATGATTGTTATAAGGCAGTCCGTCAATGCTGAACGTGATGCTGTCTCTTTTGGTCAGCAGAGGTGCCAACTGCATCCACCATCGTTCACTTCTAAACGAGCCGTTGGTCACTATCTCAAATGTGATGCTGGGCTGTCGAGCTCGTATGGCAGCAACCAGCTCAGGTAACTGAGGATGATATATGGGATCGCCGTGGTTACCGCTCATCATGACCAAATCATAGTTGGAGCAGATGCTGGCAGCTATGTCGATATCTATGTCCATCATTTGCAGATCTCTCCATCCTGTGCGTGCACACTGATGGCACGCTAGTGTGCATCTCGAGGTAGGTTCTAGGTGTAAACGTCTAATCATGACCTATTTAATGTTAAACACTCTGCCAGCTCCAATCATCTAGCAGCCTAGGATACCCGACTCTTTGCGGATCACAAGGGTTCAAATCCCTTTGGGAGCACCAAATCATTGTTAAATAACTGATGCGCTTGATAGATCTATTTCTCACCGAAGACGAGCTGGCAGAACTGGAGTTCATGGGCAGCACCTGCACCAAAGATTGCAGCGGTCATCGCGCTGGCTACAAGTGGAGCATGGACAGAGGCGGGCGACAACCCAGCTCAACCAGCCCAAGCTTCAACAAGGGTGCTGCTATAGCAGCCAAGGTCCGGGTAGCTCAGTGGTAGAGCCTGAGCCTCAAGAGCTCCGCGTCGGTGGTTCAATCCCATCCTCGGGCACCATATCTGCGCATGTGGATCTCTGGTGAGATCACCTGTCTGTCTAACAGGTCGAGGTGGGTTCAATTCCCATCATGCGCGCCAAAAACTAGTGTCATGGTCTGGTGGCGGAGTGGCCACGCTGTGGACTGCAAATCCACCCACGGGGGTTCGATTCCCTCCCAGACCTCCAACTGAGTATCTATCGCTAGGCTACAAATCTCTGCATACCACAGCTTCGGCTAATTGCTGCCGCAGCTTGGCTAATGTTTGCTGCATCAGCGCACGTTCTGGATCTGGTATGACATACACAAACTCATCAAGTAGATCAAGATTCTTGAAACTATAAGCTTTGATCTGCGCTGTATCTATACGACTAAGTTTACCTCGCTCGGGTAATTTTAGATCAAAGAACAGATCACAATAATCAACCGGCGTGTAGATATCTGAGCTCTGGGCACACCAAAGCCTGGTCTGTTGATAATAATCACATTCAAATCTCTGATATGCGGTGCTATAATAGATGTTTTCTCTGATATAGGCATCAAAGTTATCCGGATCAGCCGGATCGCGGCCAAGTGCTTTGCAGTCACAGAAATACAGCATGCTGAATTGACTACCCAACAACCTAAATCCATTTACCCTATCTCGCAGTTTTTCCGTAGCATTGAAATATTCCAGATAGTCTATGGTACCGTGAAAGCCATCTTTGGTGAGTATATCATTGAGTATTTCTATCAAGGACCAAGGCTTATAGGTGAATACCGTGGTAAACTTATTCTTGCGCACACGCAACAGTTCAGCTATCCAGGCATGTTCTTCACGCATGGTAATAGCTATCAGTTCGTTGGTGTGAAAATTTACTATATTGCTGGTTAGATATGGTGATTCATGAGCAGTTGCAATCTTCGTGGTATCCCGTATCTGCGGATTTCTCACAAAATCTTTGGCTCTTGAATATAAACTATCCAAATTCACTGCGCATCTCATATGGCTGTCTTTCCATCTTACACTGCAGTCGTCTAGCTCGAGATAGTTCATAGTCGCGCCCCAGTCGTTGGTGGCAGCATCTTGATACCACCATTTGCCTTGCATCAATCCACCGAGAAAATTGCCACTGGCGCCAGAAGGATAGATCAACGAGCTGTGAGTTTTGACTTCAAAGTACTTGAAATCTTTGAACACTGGATGATCAATATCTAAGGGCAATAACATCAAACTATATATGCTGCTGGTCAGCTGGATTGTTCACTAAGATTTGACTGTGGAAATATGTGTAAATAAACCATGCGCTTGATAGATCTATTCCTCACCGAAGACAAGCTGGCAGAACTGGAGTTCATGGGCAGCACTTGCACCAAGGACTGCAGCGGCCATCGAGCTGGTTATTATTGGAGCCTAGATCGCGGCGGCAAGCAACCTAGCCCGCTGAGTCCCAGCCCTAGCTTCAACAAGGGTGCTGCTATAGCAGCCAAGGTTCGAGTAGCAAGACCACAAGGTGGAGGTAAATTTGCTCAGTATCTCAGCCAAACACCCAGCGCTGTGCGAAAGAGACAGCAGCGTGCACAGGCCAAGATTACACCACCTGCAGTTTCACCTAACAATCCTTGAATCTGCATTGGCATTGCCCCTGTGACCAACACAGGGTTAACATCCTGGTTGTTGGCAGCTTACCTGTTGAAATCTATGGAATGAGAGAATGGTTGTTTGTATTCCTGTGTGAAATCGTATGATTGATCAAATAGAGATGCTAGATCTCGCAACATCTCAGATTCGCTTTTGTTGTGCAAATGAAACCATGCGCTATGGATGACAGCTGCGTCTTCGTAGGCATCATCTAATCCAAAGAAATGCCTAATGCTGTGATAAAATTTTGGATCAAGCTCTGGTTGATACAGCAACGACGAATCTAATACCAGAGAAGGTTTTCTCTCGCCAGCGTCTATCAGGTACTGGGCATTGGTGCGTTCTACCTGTTCTAAAAACCATCTTATGGTCCTATTATTCAGAGAGCTGTTCCATTTTACATAAGAACGTAAACATAACTGCGGGTCGCAGCTGAGAAACAACCAGGAATCTCTGTGATCATTAATGTCTGTCGCATCATGGGCCACGGCAATTCTTGAATGCAACTGCGGTAGCTCCCTGAACTTCCATTCGTAAGCTAACCAATTGTGCCATGTCCTCTGAGCTGGGTATACCTCACTGAGCATGCGATCTCTGTCTATACCTAGGTCGGGATATGACAGCATCATCAACCATCGCACGTGGTTCTTGAAAGCTCCCATTGGTGCAATTATAGCGTGTTTCTTGGAATCTTCAGGCATGGGCCTTGGTCATCTGTGATATGCTCATACTTATGATGCACTATACGGCATTTAAATCTCATGTATCTGTTTTTTTCATGGTTTGAACTCATCTGCATCCAGCCAGCAGATAGGATCGCACAGACTTCCAATCTGCATAGACGGGTTTGACTCGTTGAGGGCACCACCATGCGATCGTAGTCCAACTGGCAGAGTCATCAGCTTGAGGTGCTGCGTGTTGGCGGTTCCAATACGTGCAATCGCACCATATTATTGACATGGTCAATTATTTAATAATCGGCGTTTTCCAGGCCAAACATGATCTTTGTATTCTTGGATATGTTTACGCCATAAGATAGTCAAAGATATTGTTGAGTGAGGATAATTTGATTTATCCACAAAGGCGGCAACAGATTTACAATCTGACTTGAGATACATTTCCCATAATTCGCAAGCTTTTTGTCTGGCAGCTTCTCTGGCTATGGCACGCCTGTCTATTTTTGCACGTTTTGCTCTAGCGAAATCTATTATACGGCCCTTAATCCAACCAACCTCCAACCAATGAGGTAATTCATGTTCTTCTATTTTTTGATTTTTTTCCAGGACAAGATTGGTGATCCACACCTTACCAAATTGACTGTTCTTAGTTCCCGATTGATTAAGACTCATAACCAACGAGAAATTTTTCCTACAGGCTTCATATAATCTGGAATTCATATATCTCTTACCGTTGGCTGACGCTGCCATCATCATGAATGCGTGCTGCATCTTATACCATTCGCATGTTCCAACAGGATACATTTTGGTAAGTAGGTAATGGCAAACAAAATGTTCTCTAGATGATAACGCGATTAAATTTTCTAAATCATTACTACCGCCGATTGATCGAGGTAGAATGTGATGTATTTCTTGATACTCGTTGATATCTGCAGATTTTTTCTTTCTGTTATTGATTATTGCATGATACCAATTGTAATATTTGTTTGACATAATACACCACAGTTAATCAAATGTATTTATTATTGATTAACTGTTATCAATGGTGCTGGACGGTCACAAGGTGGGACAGCAGACTGTTAATCTGTTCATCAGGTAGGTTCGATTCCTACTCCAGCAGCCACTCTTTCAGATCCTCTGCTCATGAGACAATGGTCGAGCGTGTTCCTCGGGACACCGAGTAGATGGATTTGGAGCTGCTCAAGGTGAGAGGTCCCAGTGTATAAAGGGACCTCTCGAGTACGCTCAGCTATTACTTGTGGCTTTTGCCGTTACCGTTGATGAAAGCATTGAACTTCTCAGCTGCTTCTAGCACCTTGTCCACACCAGGTACCTCTGGCATGGTCACGCTGTGGACCACTTGGCCCCGCTTGTCATCGTGCTGAGCACTGAACTCTAACTGTCCGATCTTGGTCTTGTATTCAAACTGCACCACGTCCTTGGCCATGTCCAGCAACTGTGTGCGGATCTCATATCCGTTCTTGTTGAACTTGACTTCTGGTAGTGCGCTGTAGGCTTTCATGTTCTCTGCAAACTCTTGTGCGAACTTGGTGTAATCAAACTTGAATAGGTCTTGCATGTTGCTCATTGTGTTAGCTCCTCTGTGTGTGTTGACGCAGCAGTGTTGCTGCTGTATATATTTAATGCATTCAGATGACAAGAGCAAGTGGTGAATGGTCACGTAGTCTAACTGGACAAGGCAACGCTCTTCTAAAGCGTCTTATGTAGGTTCGAGTCCTACCGTGACCGCCAACTTGACTGTGGTGGCAAAATCTATATAATTACATTGCGCGGTGGTGGAAAAGTGCCACGACAGGTTCTGAATGATAAATACATTTATCAAAGGAATAGTAAATGTATTACACGATTTATCAGATAACCAATCTCGTAAATGGCAAGATTTATATAGGCAAACATCAAACAAATGACTTAGCGGATGGTTATTTTGGATCTGGCACTGCATTGAAAAAGGCAATAGCTAAACACGGGAAAGATGTATTTCGCAAGGACATCCTACATGTCTTTAACAATGAAGCAGAAATGAATGCTAAAGAAAAGGAACTTATAACCGAAGATTTTGTTAGGAGGTTAGATACATATAACCTTGGAGTCGGAGGGGAGGGCGGCCCCCACTTCAAAGGCAGAAAACACTCTGATCAGACTAGGCAAAAACTAGCAGAAATACGGCAGATAAATCCGATAGTGTATACAGATGAACTAAGACGCAAGATGTCAGAAAAAAATAAAGGGCGTGTTGTCTCAGATTTGACTAAACAAAAATTGAGTCAATTGGCCAACGAACGATATGCATCAGATAGCGAGGTTAGAAAAAAAATATCTGCTGCTATGAAACAATATTGCCATAGATATCCAATGTCAGACGAAACTAAACAAAAATTGCATCTAGCGCATGTTGGAAAACGATTATCGGATGATCACAAAGATAAGATAAGAACTACTATGTTGTCAAAGTCAACTAAAGATTGGCCAGCAATACAGCAGGATTTTGACAACGGATTATCGCGAGAAAAGTTATTTTCTAAACATAACATTACCAGAAATATGCTGAGAGCAGGTAAAGCTGCTGGTTTATTTGTCGGTAGTTATAGAAGTAGACACAATTAAATCTTAGTTTATAATTATACTATAGCGGATTAGGGAAAAAGTTATCCCGCCTGGCTCATAACCAGGAGACACCAGGAGCGTTACCTGGATCCGCAACCAAATTTTGAGACGCGGATGTAGCTCAGTGGTAGAGCGCGACCTTGCCAGAACACATTGTTGCACCCTAGTGCATGTTAAGGTGTGTTCCGGAAGGTTGATGTCGAGGGTTCGAATCCCTTCGTCCGCTCATTGGCTCCTCAGTAGCATAAGTAGCAGTGTCAATAAGACTGCTGTGCTACTGAGGACCATCAATGTTTTATACCATCTATAAGATAACCAATCTTGTAAATCAAAAGACCTACATAGGCAAGCATCAGACTGCTGATCTTGACGATGGTTATATGGGCAGCGGTAAGCTCCTGAAACTTGCCATAAACAAATATGGTATTGAGAACTTCAGCAAGGAAATCCTGCATGTATTTGATAACGAAGCTGACATGAATGCCAAGGAAAAGGAATTGGTAGTCGTGGGCGAGTCAACCTACAATCTCAACGTTGGAGGTAATGGCGGTTTTGGTTACATCAACAGCAATCTGCACCTGTGGAAAGGCAAGAACCAACGGGCTAGGAAATTGGCAGACAAGAAGGTTGAAGAACGCTACGGACCAGAATGGCGCACAGTGATAGGCAAGATGGGCGTCAAGGCTAGACAGGTAAAATATCCAGATCTTAGCAGCAAAACTGCCAAACGCGGGCATGAAGAGGGATGGCTGACTTTCAAAGGTATGAAGCACACAGACGAAACCAAGAGAAAGATAAGTGAAGCCAACAAGCGATTGGTAGGAGCAGCTAACAGCCAATATGGAACTTGTTGGGTCATGAACGAGGCTGGCAGCAAGAAGATTCCAAAAGAAGAACTCGACAAGTACCTAAGTTTAGGGTATATTAAGGGTAGAAGAATTATGCGAACGTAACTCAGTGGTAGAGTCTCAGCCTTCCAAGCTGTTGGTCGAGGGTTCGATTCCCTCCGTTCGCTCCAAGAAACGTAGCACAGGGATGAACCATGGGTGAGAGCAAGCGCAAGGCCAAGCAGACAAAACCACGGCAGTTCAACAAGATCGATCTCACAGAAAGGCCAGACATACCTGTGATGGCTGGCAAGCTGGAACTGGGCTTGCTCACAGCAGTGAGAGCCGAAGCACTGCGGCAGCGCACTGCTGACCCGGTGTCATACAATCATGGCCTTGCTGGCATGATCAAGGAAGAATATCATTTCAACCCAGAGTCAGTGCCAGCACTGCTCAGCTACATCGAAGAGATGTATGAGACCTATAATCGGCACTTTGATCTCTACGGTGACAAGGTCAGCTGCCTGGGACACATATGGACCAACTTCCAAAAGAAGCACGAGTTCAACCCCATACACAATCACACCGGGGCTGTGAGTTTTACCATCTGGGTGCAGATACCCTATGACATAGCAGCTGAGCAAGCTGTGTTTCCACAGGGCACGGTGAACGTGACCAGCAACTTCCAGTTTGTGTACAGTGGCCAAACGGAAGACATCGTGACCTACAACTTCCCAGTTCAAAAGGACTGGGAAGGCATGATACTGATGTGGCCCAGCTGGCTGTGTCACCTGGTCCATCCGTTCTACACTAGCGATGACTATCGCATCAGCTTGGCTGGCAATATCTATGTGCTGGGTGAGAACTACAAATGCCAGGCAACAGATGATCCAGACGAGATCATACGCCAGACGCTGGCCATGCAGGCAGCGCAGAGACAATCACAATAACTATTAAATACCCATGAAAGGAGACAGCCATGAAACAGAGCAAACTAATCCACAAACTCTATCAGGCTTGTCTCGACCACGACGAGAAGGCCATCGCTGAGCTCCGCAGGAAAGAGTTCAAGAAGATCTTCAAGCACCGAGCCGAGAACAAGACGTTCGGTAGCAATTGGTCAGTAGTTCGCATATAATAAACAACAAGGGCCCTTAGCTCATCTGGGAGAGCGATAGCTTTGCAAGCTATAGGTGATCGGTTCGAGTCCGATAGGGTCCACCAAACTAATGAGCGATTGGCGCAGCGGTAGCGCAGGGCTTTTACACAGCTAAGGTCGGGAGTTCGAATCTCTCATCGCCCACCAACATTTGATTTGCATAACTAGCAGGCGAGATGCTATTCTCGCACATCAACTTCACAGGAAGAAAGATGCCCTACGACGGCCACAGTAATGGGCCGCTGGCACGCAGCTGATGATCGCTAGCAAGCGTTGATCCTGCGGCCCAGCGGCTGACCAAGGAGATGCGCAGATGAGCAGATACATTTCGGCTGGGTTTGATACTCTCAGCAACTGGATAGCAGCAGCGCTGGGACAACCTGCTGCGTTCATAATAGCCTGTGCCACCGTGTTGATATGGGCACTCACTGGACCTATATTCCAGTACAGCGACACGTGGCAGCTGGTGATCAATACCAGCACCACCATAATAACCTTCCTCATGGTTTTCTTGCTGCAGAACACAGGTAACAGGACCATACAAGAAATGCACGAGCGCTTGCGTAATCTGGAGCAATTGAACGTTCAGCTGCTGCAAGAGCTTAGAAACCAACAGAAACCGGTTGACAACAACAGGGATCTCGTAAATAATATGACATGCTCAAGTTGAGCCTGTGACACAGAGGAACATTCCAAATGAACGTCAAGACATTGGTATTGGCCACGGTATTGGTGGCTTTCAGTGGTGCTGCTATGGCTGCTACCAAACCAGCTGTGCCTGCCAAGGATCCCAAGGCAGTGTGCAAGATGGTGCATGGCAAGCAGAAGTGCAAGAAGCCACACAAGAGCCCATTCAAGCCTGCCAAGGCCAAGTGATCAAACCATCACTAGTAGACAATCACAGAGGCAGCTTGTAGCTGCCTTTGTCATCTAATAAGCTGAGTTGGCACAGTGGCGACTGCACCGCTTTTGTAAGGCGGAACTCAAACACCGGGGGTTCGAGTCCCTCACTCAGCACCATCCACACACGGACCACACATGCTAGATTATCTGATCACTTTCATCGCACTGTTTGCCACAGACGTGAGCTACACATATTATCTGAGAGCTGTTCACAGGGACCAGGCTGTGAGTGCCAGCGCCTGGGCAGTAGTAGTGTTCTTTATCGCTAGCGTGGGCATCATCAACTATACCACAGACCATTGGCAGCTGATCCCAGCTTGCCTAGGCGCAGCCTGCGGTACCTTCGTTGGTATGAAGATTCGCAACAAGCACTGAATCACCAACCCATGGCATGATAGAGATCGCCCACGTTGTTGGCGCGACGCACTGGCTGATCACAGCTGTCAAACGTCTTGCTGAAGACGCTGGTGCACCAGCCTGGATGGTTGGGCTGCCAGAAATCTCTGCGATTCCAACCTTGGTTGATTATGTGCTCCTGCACATCGTTGTACTGCCAGCGGCAGCTGTTGTCCAGTATTATGATGCCGTCTTGTTTCACGCACTGTGCTGCATAATACAAGCAGAGGCTGCGTGCCATACCGTCAACAACAACCACATCAAAGTAACCCTGTGGCCATTTGAATATGGTTCCTGCATATTTGCGCCATTCCCAGTTCTCCATGCCATGGTACTGAGACTCAACCTGGCTGGTTGGATGCAGCGGTAGATCAAAATCTTCAGCAAAGAACGCTGCTTCTGCTGCTTTAGCTTCCGCACAGCTTTCGCCGTCCCGTCCAACATATATTATGCTGTCAAGGCTGGTGTTGCTGCGTGCAGTGATCACCCAGGCTGCGTCATGCTCCATGGCACGCACTTCTGCGCAGCGTTTGTAGTAGTAGGTGGTGCTGCCACCTGCTCCAAATTCAAACACTCGCCACGTGGGCTGTATGATGCTGTCCAGATAGTCTATCGCAGGTTGCGTGTACAATGGTTGGGTCATCTTTAAATTATAATTCGCGGCAGTGCTAGATCAAAATAAATGCCCAGATATCCCAACGGCAGAGGAACCAGTCTCAAAAGCTGTGTGTTGTGGGTTCGAGTCCCACTCTGGGCACCATCGATGCTCTCTTGGTGAAACCGGAGATCACAGGGGTCTACGAAACCCCAGTTCCAGATTCGAATTCTGGGGAGAGCGCCAACTATACTCCATAAATATATCAGCATTAATAGGAGACGTCACATGCCATTAGATCTATCACAGCTCGGCGAATGGCAGCACTGCCAACGCAACTGGGATCACAGCAAGCCTGTCACCGACGAAGACGTGACCAATCTCATCAACATAGCCACGCAGATGCCCATCAAGCAGAACAATGATTATTTCGATCTAGTGGTGATCAGAGACCGTGCGGTGATCGATCAACTGGTGCAGCTGACTTCGCGAGGTGCATATACGCCAGATGACAGCCACGAGTTGGACATGCTGACCAGAGCCTATCCTGATCCCAGCACCTATCCCGCAGGTGTTGAATCACCAGAGCAACTGGAGGAAGTGTGGCAGATAAATCCACAGGTGCTGGCCCCGCTGTTGATAGTGTTTGTCAAGAAACCAGTTAACGTACCAGAAGTTGATCATCGCAGCGGCTATGCTGCTCTGTATGGTGAGAACAGCGACATCTTTGAAAAGATGGTGGCACAGGACATGTTCACAGCAATTGGCATTGCTGCTGGTGCCATGATAGCTTACTGCAGAGACCGAGGCATGGCCACTGCCATGTGTACCTGCCACAATCACGAGGCCATCGCAGAGCTGCTGGGTTTCCAAGCCGACCAGAAAGGTCACGTGAGCCAGCTGATATTCTGCACAGGCTATGCCAATCCCAATCTCAAATACAACGTGCATCCAATCCTAGACAAGCTGGATTTTGGCACACTTGAGAGACCAAAGATCAACGTGACCTATCTATGAGCAACTGGGTCAGCAATCCCTGCCAGGGCAAGCGTTGCCATCAGGTACAGGGACGCTGTGCAGATTGTGGTCGCACCATGCCAGAGATCCTAGAGTGGACTCGCGCCACTGCTGAGAGAAAGCGTGAGATCAAAGCTGCGGCAGCTCAGAGACTGGCTAGACAAACTGCAGAAAGACAGTGACATTTAGATATTCGGAGGTATGCGAGCAAGGTTGATGGTTCCAAGCCTTGTACCTCCGCCATATTGGGGAGTAGTTCAGCGATAGAACGCAGGTCTCTGGAACCTGATGTCGGTGGTTTGAATCCATCCTCCCCAGCCATTTTTCCACAACGATTCGGGGATAGTTTAATGGTAGAACGAGGGCCTTTGAAGCCCATAGTCTTGGTTCGAGACCAGGTCCCCGAACCAGCATGCTCTGTTGTTATGAAGCTACCATAAATCTGCATATAT